GCGTCTTTACAGCTTTGCCCTTGCGTGCCGGCGCCTTGCCTGCCTTCACCGCCTTGGGCAGAACCTTGTCCTGGCGAGCCTGCTCAGGTTCCGCATTGCTGTTAAGTGCACGCACAATAGCCTTAAGAGGCTTCTGCCAGTCCTGGATCAGCTTGTCGCTCTGTGCCTCAGCAAACGCCTCAGCATAGTGCTCCTGCAGGCGGACTCGCACCTTGGGATGACCATATTTGGTAATAATCTTTTCAATTTCCACAGCCAGCTCCCGGAGTTCCATCTTGCCCTTGAGCACAAGGGTTTTGAGGTTGTCAATCCGGGAATAGCAAGCCACATATGCCTCAATGAGCTTGCCTGAGGCACTGAGCGCGAGGTTTTCCATCCCAATGTCAGTGTTGGGCTTGGCCTGGTGCAACGCATTGTCAATGTAAGTGTAACTCTTGGGGCTCAGCTGAGCTCCCCGATTGAGGCAGTAAGCAATCTTACCCATAGTCTGCTGGGTGCCAAAAGGAACGTTCTTGACCACAGCAGCATCGTGGGGCCTGCCCACCTGCGTGAGATACGCTTGCGCTTCGCGAATCAGCTCTTCCGGCTCAGCAGCCTGATGCACCCAGTTCAGTGCAAGCCCATACCTCACATTGAAGTCTGGGGCCGTGTAGTCAAGGGTGCTGAAGTCGGGTGCCCCACGGCTGTTCAAGATCTCTTGCAGCTTTGTGTCAGTGCGCGTCAACCGAGCCATTTGGGTAACTCCTGTCTCTATGAGCCCAACATATAGCTAGTTGGGCCCAGTGTCAACCGTTTTCTTTGCCAAATTGCCAATTTTTTTGATGTGTGATTTCCGCAACACCCAAGACTTGAGGCAGCGCGGCACATTGCCCTGCTGCCTCAAGTTGTGTGCCCTCAAGAGTGCAACCGGGTTCCGGGGCACGACCTCGTCGTCACTTCCAGACGGGGTTACCGTCAGGGGCTTTCACCTCACTTGCCCAGGTTTGGCGAATTCTGGCCTTCACTACAGCTGGTATAGGCACATAATCCAACCGTTCAGCTATCTCGTCGCCATGTGTGTAAGCCCAGTCAAAAAATCGCATCACTGTGAGGCTGTTGGTGGGGTTGCGAGGATCACGCGGCAACAGAATGTAGGTGGGACTCACAATAGGCCAACTGTTGGCGCCAGGCTGGTCAACGAGGTCAACAGCAAAGTTAGGCACGTTCCAGTTGGCAGATGCTGCTGTAGCCTCAAAAGCCTTGTGAGTGGGCTTCACCCAATGTCCATCGCGGTTGCGGATTTGCGTGGTAACCAATCCAGCTTGCTGAGCATAGGCATTTTCCACATAACCAATGGCTCCCATGATCTGACGCACACTGGCGCTAACACCCTCGTTTCCTCGTGCTCCAGTGCCAGTGGGCCACTTAACTGAGGTGCCTGTACCTACCTGGGTGCGCCATTGCTCACTCACTGCCGATAGGTAACTGGCCCAAACAAAGGTTGTTCCGCTGCCATCTGCGCGATACACCACTGCAATAGCCAAATTAGGCAAGCGAATTGTTGGATTCAGTTCCACAATGCGTTGATCATTCCACTTTACGATCTTACCTAGATAGATGTCTGCCAACACTGGACCAGTGAGTCTCAGTTGCTCTCGCTCTAGACCCGGCACATGGACTGCTGCAACTAAACTGCCCATAGCTGTTGGAAACTGCACTAAGTTGTTTTTTTCCAAATCCTCCTGTTTCATAGGAGCATCACTGGCCCCAAAATCCACAGTGCGGTTCCGGATTTGGTTTTGCCCAGCACCGCTGCCCACACTTTGGTAGTTGAGTGCAATACCAGTTTTCTTCGCTTCCTCTCCCCATTTTTGATAAAGCGGGTTGGGAAAAGTGGCACCAGCACCGTTTATTGGTTGCGCAACTACACCAGTAGCACCTATTGCCATCAACGCAGCAGCCATCAACAATTTTTTCAAACCCATAAAGTTTCCTTTCATAGTTTCTTTTGGTAATCTCAGTTTGCCGACGATTTTCCAAATATGCAATGAGGCTCTAAAGTTTTAATACGACTGTAATACAGCTTTCAACATAAGAAAGAGTCAGGAGTGTGACTATCATAAATATCACAAATGAGGAAAATGTTATGCCGCCGTTGACGTTCTGGAATGGAGTTGGTGCGAAAAACAAGGACTACAAGTTCTTTGATCGCATGGCATCTCAGTACATGAACATGGGTGGTACAGAATTTTATTGCCATAAGTACGTTGGGCCACTGAATCCAGATCCCAAGATTGTTACCCCTGACACAGACGAAACCAACTTACTCAGCATATCAGACTTAGTGAACTTGGAGGTGAGAGACAGAAAATATGACAACGACGTCTACAGCCTCAAGGGACACTACTTAGTCACTGACACAGAGTTTGATTTGAAGCAGTTTGGTTTTTTCCTGTCAACAGATACAATTTTCATAACCTTTCATATCAACCAAATGGTTACCCAACTGGGCCGACGGTTAATGAGTGGTGATGTACTTGAAGTGCTGCACATGAGAGACGACACTACTTTGGATGGCAGGCCCATCAACAAGTTTTACGTGATCCAAGAGGGCACACGTCCTGCAGAAGGATTTAGCCCCACTTGGTGGGCACATCTATGGCGTGTGAAGTGCCAACCACTTACAGACAGTCAAGAGTTCCAGGACATTTTGAATAAAGAATTGGAAGATCGTGGAGATGGAATTGTGCCTGAGCCCAATCCTGACGGCAGCATGCCTACAATTGGTGATATCACTAGCGTATATGACAAAGAAATCAGCATCAACGATGCTGTTTTGGAAGAGGCTACTGCTAACGTGGCATTCAGAAACTGGCAAAGCACACACTTTTACATCCTTCAAGAGGACTTAGACCAACCTATTTCAGTATACAACTCAGACGGTATCCCACCAAACCAAAGCAAACCTGTGCCTTCTGGCACAAGTTTTCCCGCTGTTAACAAAGAAGGCGACTATTTCCTTCGCTTAGATTATGTTCCCCCTGTATTATACAAACGGACTGCATCAAAGTGGAAGAGAGTTGAGACCAATTATAGGGCCCCGTGGCTACCCGCTAACCGCGTGCTCACTAGCTTCATCAACAACAAAAACAAAACCACTCTCACAGATGGTAGTGTGATTGATGAACGCCAAAACCTGCGCACAGCTATCAAACCCAAACTAGATCCAGATATATAAATACGGTTGTGGTTCACGGGAGGTGAGATTCCCTAACCACTCTAAACGCTATGTAGGAGCATTCAGCAATGCGTATTTATCGCAATCCGTCTAACTATCGTGCAATTTATGAACAACATTATGGCCCTGTCCCCAAAGATCAAAATGGGCGAACTTATGACATACACCATATAGATGGTGACCATACTAATAATGATCCTAGTAATTTACGAGCAGTTAGCATTCAAGAACATTATGATATACATTATCAACAAAAGGACTATATGGCATGCTATATGATACGATTACGCATAGATAAAAGTCCTGAAATGTTATCAGAATTAAGCCGCAAAGGCCAGGAAAAAAGGGTAATTGATGGAACCCACCATATGTTAGGTGGCCATGTTCAACGTAAAAGAGTTGAGAATGGCACCCATCCATGGCAAGACAAAGAATGGCACAAGCGCAGAGAACAAGAGAAGGTTGATAATAGAAGTCATATGTTTTTGAACCCTGAGATATCAAGAGCAATAACCTCCAAAAGATTAGCCGACGGGACACACAATTTTTTAAACAATACATATGCGAAAGACTGGTGGGACAATAAACCAGAAGACGTTCTAGCTGAATATCGTAAAAATGCTCAGGAGAGGCAACGTAATAAGGTGGCTGATGGTAGTCATCACTTCTTAAACAGTGGTGAAAAATCTAGAGAAATCCACCGCAAACTTATTGAGGAAGGCAGGCACCCTTCTCAGGTGATAAGGACCTGCCCACATTGTGGTAAAGAAGGGCGCGGAGCTGTTATGTTTAAGCATCACTTTGATAAATGCAAACAGCAAACGTAGACCGGAGAATGTTACCAGAAGACTTTTCGCTTCTGGTAAATACGAGCACTGCATTAAAGGAGACAAACATGAGTAAAACAACAGGCGAAAAAGGTCTATCACTTATCAAGAGTTTTGAAGGCTTGCGATTGGACGCCTATATCTGTCCTGCAGGTGTAGCCACTATTGGTTATGGCACAACCAAAATCAATAGTCAAGCAGTTAAAGTGCCGTCAGTTATAACAGAGTCCCAAGCCAACGACTATCTGAAAACTGATGTCAAAGCATTTGAGCAATCTGTTAACAGTGCTGTCTCTGTGCCAGTTACACAAAACCAATTTGACGCACTTGTGAGTTTCACTTACAATCTAGGCGCCGGCAATTTACGTAGCAGCACACTCTTGAAAAAGCTCAATGCAGGTGACTATGCTGGTGCTGCTGATGAGTTCCCCAAATGGAACAAAGCTGGTGGCAAAGAACTGGCAGGTTTGACCCGCCGCCGAAATGCTGAAAGGGACTTGTTTCTCAGCTAATGGAATATTGGTACAACCAACAGCTACGGCAGTATAGACTTCAAGTCATACGAGCATTCAGCAACTTCAGTGTAAGCATGGGTATCAACAGCGACGGCACCCCGAAGCTGAGGCGAGTGCCTTGTCGCTATGGTGACCCTTCACGTTTGGCAGAAACCATCACAAATGCCAACAGTGAAAACAAATTACCAACAGCCCCTTTCATCTCAGTCTATTTGACAGCCATGAGTTTGGCACCCAACCGGCGTCATGCTCCAAGCCTTGTTTCAACACAAAACGTTATTGAACGTGAATACGACGGAGAAAATAGTCGCTACCTAGGTACACAAGGTAACAGAAGCACTGTTGAACGTTATATGGCTGTACCTTTTGACCTGACCTTCAACGTAGACTTTTGGACCAGTAACCTTAACCAAAAAGAAGAGCTTATTGAGCAAACCCAAGTACTCTATAATGGAATGATTGATATTCAAACATCGAACAATCCCTTGGACTGGACAGCTATTACAACCCTTGAGCCCACAAACATCACTTGGAGCAGTCGAAGTATTCCCATTGGTACAGAAAACCCCATTGATGTTTGTACTGTTGAATACAAAGTGCCAATTTTCATAAATCCACCAGCCAAAGTAAAACTCCAAAAGATAATTCAAGAGATTGTAACAAATATACGTGAAGGTGAATATGATCCCAACACAATGGAGTGGACCGAACAGTCTTTGCTGAGTAGAGTGTTAACAACTCCTCTGGATGCCTGTATTGCCATGGCCAATGCAGGTGAAAACACCTGGGAAATCAGCCTACAAAGTCCTTCTGGTAGTACGATTGATCCTCAGACATTGCCGACCCGTGTGTTGGGCAGAAAAAATCCTGTATTGACACCTGGTACTACATTCAAGTTCAATGGGCAAGCTATAACAATACCCAACACAAGTATTGATGATTTAATCAACTTGATTCGAGTGCGAACTGTTGAACCCAGTTTGAACGCAGTTTTTAATTTGAATCAGCAAATTGAATTTTGGAACATGACTGGTGGAGATATTGTCTTGGAAAACGTGGAAGGCACACCAATCCAGGATTTGGGATTTCAGCCCACCATATATAAGGGCGGAACCTTGGCTTGGTGGAGGCTCTTGGACAAATATGGCGCAGTAAAACCCCAAAGCAGTTTCCAAGAAAACGCTAGCCAAATAAGGCTGTTGTCAACAGATGATCTTGACAACAGAGACTCTGACATTGTGGGATATATTGATTTTCATCCCACCAACCAAAACTACTTGATTTGGAAAGGCGAACTTTCCAGTTGGCCTGGAGATCAACTTCCTCCCATCACTGCTGTTATTGATCCACAGCGCACTTACCCTGGCTCTGGCTTGACTGAGGAAAGATTTGGTCAAAGATATTTGTTGACAAATGAAGTTGCATTTCAAAGCGGCGCGTGGGGCAATGTTCAGGCAATACCAAATGTGCAGGCACTGGTAGTTGGTAAGGTCAGCAACCACGAACTGGTAATAGAACCTGTTGATCAAGCCCAGTTAAGCCTGAACCGCAGCATGCAAATCCTATTTGGGTCAGGCATTACACAAACTGCAAGTGTTGTGCAGATTGTACAATTGAATGCACTTCAATACCAAGTGGTTTTGTCAGGAGACTCTGTTGCACAAATTGGAGATTTTGTGCAAGTAATTTACCCTGTTATTGCCAACGATATAATTGAATACAACGGCTCACAATGGGTTTTGGCCTTTGACAGCAGCAGCCCTTTGCAGACATTGGTGTTGAATCAATACAGTCAAAAATGGTTTCTTTGGACGAATCAAGAATGGAAAGCTTTTCCCAAGAGCACGTATACACAGGGCTTATGGCGCCTCAGCCTCTAAATAATCCTATGAAACAATATCCCACAAAGCCAGTTGCACAAGTTGATATGCAAATAATGGACCAATTTATTGATCCCAATACGCGGCAAATTTTGAAAATTCTTCATGATCATCATGTGTCCACTCGGATTGTAGGTGGTGCAGTGAGAGACATGTTGCTACATAAAAAACCACGGGATATTGATTTGGTAGTGGACGCAGATCCCAGCGAAACGTTGTTTCTCTTGAACCTATATGGAATTGAGGCAGAAACACAGGGCATCAAACATGGCACTATCAAAGCCGTTTTTAGGCAGAATGGGGACAAAAACAAAGTGGAAATAACCAGTTTGGGTTACAGGATACAGTTGAAAGGTTCTCGACCTTTTCTCAAAAAAGCCAAAAACTGGGCTACAGACAGTGAAATGCGGGACCTGACAATCAACAGCATGAGTATGGATTTACATGGCCACATTTGGGATTATCAAGGCGGATACGCCGATTTGAAGCACAGTCGTATCCGAATGTTGCCTGATACTAAAACCAACATCAAGGACGATCCCAACCAAATCATGCGATACTTCAAAGCCTTAACTATGTTTCCACAACCACTTATGGTGAAAACAGACCTTGAGTGGATCAAGAAACACATTAGCTTGTTAGCTGACCAAGAAGATGACGAGAGAGTTATCAGAAACTTATTGAGTATTCAAAAAAGCCCAAATGCTGACAGAATATTAGAATTGATGTGCCAATTGGGTGTAAAAAAATACATTTCCTACTTACCTTGTTAGTATTTTTGCCTCAGTAACACCAGTAACAAAGTAGCAATGTATGTCCTGACTCTGCTATAATGATGGCAACAACTCTCTATGTATATAAGGACCAAGAATGAAAATAAAAATGCCCAGCACCAAGGACGTTAAAAAAGCCACCAGCAGTGTGACAAAAACTGTCACTGACACCAGCAACACTGTGGTTAAAGAAACTACCAAAACTGTTGACAAGGCTGTTGACACAATAGCCAACACAGCCACTGATGCCTATAAGGACGCATCTAAGGCAGCGTCTGATGCCTACAATTATTCAGTGAGCTTGGCTAACAATACTGCTGCTGTGAGTGCAAGTGTTGCCAACACCGTTGCCAAAAACACCGAAGAGGCTGCCAAACAGGGCATCAACGTTGCTAGTGATGAGTGGAAGAAGGGCAGTGCTCTAGCACAAGACTTTTATAAGGACGGTGCTGAGGCAGTTGTCAAAGCTGCTGAAGATGCATATGCCTGGGCGGATGCTAATGCATGTAGAATTGGCTTGAACTATGCACTCACAACTGGTATAGTGCTCTACTTTGCTCCCAAGCCTGCTCCAGGTGATCCAGGCACTGTGAATTCAACCGCAGCCAGCATGACCTGGGTTGCCTGGTTTGCATCACAAGCTGGTAAGGCTGCCTCCGCAGCACAAACTATGGCATTGAGTTGCAGTATCAGTTACATCATAACCGAAGGCTTGTTTTTGATTCCAGGGGTAAAGGGTCAAGTGAACAAGACACTTGTGTTCAATGCTCTGTCAAATTGCATCAACACAACGATTACTAATGCATATCTCTGGGGTACACCAGCCGGTGTTGGTATTGCTGTGGGATCAGCCATCTCCCCAGTTATTGCAACGCTGATTTGCGAGGGTGTGCTGCCGCGTGGTGCAAGCAAGGGTCCAGACGCCAAAGCTGCTGAAGACGGCATCAAGATGGCCAAGGACGCTTTGAAAAGCTTGGGCTTTTAACAATCAAAGGAGCTGGATTTGTGTCCAGCTCCTTTGATCATGTAAAGATATCACTCAATGCGTTTTGATATTCTGGAAACTGTTGAAAAAACCTTTCTGTAAAAACAACCAAATCTCCCTCTCGCGTATAAACTTTGTTACTGCGGCTGGGAGACAAAGTTTCTCCCTCCTCCGGCAGTTTGTCTAGCTTGGCCATTTCCCTAGCGTTCAACTGAAACCAAGGCACACTATCTTTCCAAAAGCTGACTTTTCCAGATTTTGTCAATTGCTCCTGATACACTTTGTAGAGATGGACTTTCTCACTGTTGCTGGGCAGCAGGGCTCGAGGCACAGCCAATAGATCGTTCACACCTGCCAGGATGCTGTTGCTTGCGAGGCTGCTGGCCCTGATATCAGTTTCAGTCAAAATTTGATGATAACTACTACTAATAGGAACATAATCATGTTCCAAGAACCAATTGATTACATTAGTGACTTTTTGCAGTTCCACTGCATTATTGTGATTGCATTCAAAGAATATCCAAGGTTGGTCTTGTTGAATACGGGCAGCCGCACCTTTGAGAACATCAAGCTCATGACCTTCAACATCAATTTTCATGAGCTTGATTTTGGGAAGATCAAGGCTGTCAATGCAAACAGTTTTCACAGTGCGGTTTCCACGCTCTGATCCCACAATATGGCTGGTGCCAGTTTGTTTGGGATTGTATTGAAAGCTGATTTCTCCACTTTGTTGACTCACTGCCTGGTTGTGGATTTGATAAATGCTTTCCTTGCCTGCAAAGCTACGCATTATGCATTCACAATTTTCTTGAATGGGTTCAAACATAATTGTTTGACTACAGAAGCTTTGACTCAAAAATTCCCAGCTGGCAACACCATAGTTTGCACCAATATCCAACAGCAGTCCTGGTCCTTCCAGTCCCAGTGACTTCCAGCTTTTCCACCATTTCTTGAACAACCAATTGTCATTTTGGAGACGTAGCTTGCTGCTCCAGAAGTCGGCTTTGTTCATGTGTAGATTCAAACCATTGAATGGCAAAACTTCTGTTTTGAGCTCTGGCAGGCGTTCCATAGAGTCTTATTCCCGTGAATACATTATTCTGATTGTTACAGCTTTTTTGTTCTTGCGTCAAGATTCCAAATACATAAACAACCTATTTGACATATCGCTATAAATACAACAAACTTAAATTGGAGAGTTTGTTAAATGATCGAATGTCAAATCTGCAAAAGACAATTGGGCACCTTGGTAGGTAAGCACCTCAAAAGCCATGGTTTATCAAGTCAAGAGTATCAAGAAAAATTTCCTGGGAATCCTGTTAGCGCAATGAAGCCATGGACAGAGGAGTTGCGTGCCAAACAAAAACAAGTGCGGACTGGCAGAAAACACAGCGAAGAAACCAAACAAAAAATTGGTGTTGGTAACAAGGGTAAAATTATGCCTAGAGAAGCTGTGGAGCGGCAAAAAGAAAGTTACCAGAAATTTTTAGAGAGTAATGGTGGCAGTCCTCAAAAAGGCTACAAACGTAGTGACGAATTCAAAAAGAGAATGAGTCACATAGCACAAACTAGAGATCCTGCACTAGTGCAACAAAAGGTTGAACAGATGTGGGCTGCACGACGCGGCAGCAAGGCTACTGATGAACAAAAAGCCCGATATTCTGAAGCTAGACTAGATTTTATTGAAAAGAACCCTGACAAAATTATTCCCAAACTATTCAATACAAAACCAGAGCAGGAATTTGAACAAATCTTAGTCACTAAAAACATCGCCTACAGTAAGAATAAAAGGGTTGGTAACAGATTGTTTGACTTTGTTGTAGAGGATTGCGTAATTGAGATTGATGGACCATATCATTGGAATCCATTGATGCATGGTAACAAGACAATGACATTGGAAGAGAGGACTTTATTGTTAAGGGAGATGCAAACTCGAGATGCGCTCAAAACACAACTTGCCAAAGAAAATGGGTATCGGGTTTTTAGGCTAGATGTAACAAGTTGTCTACCCAAGGATTGGTATGAAAGGCTTAAAGCACAGGGATGGGATATCTTTTAACACAAGAAAAAAGCCCGGCATTGCCGGGCTTTTTGCATGAAAGTCTATGTATCAAAGGGCACATTACGTAACCCTTTGATATTGCTCACAAAAATTTCAAATTCGCAGTATTTATGGCGATGCCAGCCAAGTAGTCAGCAGCATTACCAAGTGAACTTGCTACGTTGCTGAGTTCCAAGTAACCATATCGTGACATGAAAGACACCACTGGTTCGAAGGTGTTGGGATCAATCACAACACCACTGCTTGTCAGTGGCACATATGGGCAATAATACGCAGCCGCATCAATTTCGCCAGGACCCTTGTAACCAACTAGCACAGGGGTATCATCAGCAGCATATTGGTCCACATACACGCGAACTGAGTTGTTCAAAACGCCAACGAACTTGGTGTTGGTTGGAGCTTCGAATGTGCCTTCAGTTGTGCGAGCGAAAGCGGAAGTTGTTGCGCTTTGCAGGATTGTCAGTGCTGTGGGGGAAACCACAACCCAGTTACCAGCACCACGACGTGTGCGAGCAGCAATCAAGTTTGCACCACGGTTGATCAAGACAGCAAGAGCAGCATGCTCGTCACCAACGAATGTGGCAGTGCCGGAGACAGCGCCTTGGTCGTATGTGAGAGTGATGCCAGCTAGGTTGCGCAGGCTGTTTAGGATCTCTTGGTCAATTTCAGCTGTGATTTCTTGAGCTAGAGCAGCCATAATCTCAGCTTCGATGTCAATGCCTTGTTGGGCTTGTGCATCTTGTGCAGCCTCGAAAGTCCAGCGAGCGCTGAGCTTGCGGGTCTTGGCTTCCACAGTCTCTTTCAAGATCTGGATGTTTAGTCTCTTGCCAGCTGTGCCTTCAAGTGTTGCAGCAGCAGCACCGCGAGGGTTGTTCACATCGCCATTACCGCTGTAAAAGCGAGCAATGTCAAATGGGCTGAGAGCTTCAGTACCAGCAATCACGCCACCAGCTACTGCTGGATTGGGGTATGTGTCGGCATAACGCACACGCAGGGTGTGGATTTGCCCAACGGGACCTGTCATTGGTTGCACGCCGATGATCTCGTTAGCGATAACAGTTGGCATCACTCGACGGATAACGGGCAGGATAACCTTGTTTAGGGTAGCAACGTTGCCTTGGCTTGTTGAACCAGGTGTTGCGTTTTCAAACAAGATGCCTGCTTTGCTGCTTAGGTCACGCTTGGTATTCTCAAGAACCACTTCCATAACTTTCTTGCGATTGCCGGTGAGGCCTTCGCAGAGAGCGTCTCTGGTGAGATTCCAGTTGGCTTCAAAAAGGTTGCCTTTCATAGTCATTTTCTCCTTATTGTGCTTTGGCGACACCGGCCAAATACAAGATATTTTGAAGATCGCGATCTTCAGTTGGGTTTTGTTGTGTTTCCACGAGACTTACGCGGTCTCCGGAATGTGCCACAGCTCTGCTGGGTTTTGCTTGCACAGCCTTTGGTGCGGCTGGTGCATTTTGGTTCAACACTGCGGGCAAGTATCTGTGATAGCTTTCTTTGAGGTGTGTGGTTTTCACATCTTCCAAAAGGCTTTCCATGATCTTTTTCTTGTCTCTGGCCAAGGGGTTCAACAGCTCATTGAGCACTTGGGCTCTTTGAAGCTGAGCTTGTGCTGCACGGCTTTGTGCACGAACGCTTTCCAAGAGATTTTCTTTCTCATGAATTGCCTTTTGTGCCTCAGCTAGTGCTGCTTGTTGCGTCTTGAGTTGATCACTGAGCTTTTTGACTTGAGTACCTTCTGCAAGGTAGCTGGTCATAAATTCAGCGGCCACAGCTTCGAATATTTTACGACCAAAATTGTTCTCACGAGCAATTTTGATATCGTCTCTCCATTGCACCAACTCGCGCTTGATGACCTCGTTCAAGGTTTTATCAACCACAGTGGTTGCTCTGTTGACAAATGAGCGTTGGGTTTCATCCAGCTTGCGCTTTGCTTCGCTTGCCAGTTTGACTCGTTGCTCTACCAGAGCCTTTTTGTCAGATTGAAATTCGGAAATTTCTTCTGACAATTGCTGAAGAACAAAGTTCTCCAGTTTGCCAATTTTAGCTTCGAGGGCTGCTTGAGCGTTTTTCTTACTCTCCAGCAGTTCGGTAGCCATAGATTTGCGTTGAACGGCCAACTGTTTTCTGTCGGCTTTGAACTCAGTAATTTCCTTGCGGATTTCACCTTGCATAAACTGTTCCATCATTTTCACATGTTGGGCCAGCTTTTTGTTGTAAGTGGATTTTGCCTCACTAACAGCACGGGTGAGCTGCACCTTTTTGGCTGCTACTGCTTGCTTGTCTTGAGAGAACTCACTGAGTTCTTTTCTCACAACATCGTTCAACATCTTGTCCATGGCTTCCACAAGCAATCCGCGCTCGTGCTCGAAGCGATGAGCATAACTTTCTTGGAGCTTTGTCTCAGCTTCTTTGAGCTTGTTTGTGAATGCTTCCTGAAGGGCAGTTTTGGCTTCGGGGCCAAGCACTTCGTTCTCCAGGAGCTCTTGTAGTTGTTTTTCCATAGGACTGGCGTCTCCTTGTTAAATCTTCAACTCGTTAACCCAGCGGAGCAGGGTCTTGGTGAGATGCTTTTGAGCCTTCTCATCATGACGCACGCTTTCTGCCAAGTCTCTGATGTTGCTGCCGAGCCTTCTGTGATACATAGCCTCATATACAGGCACAGGATATGCACTTGGGGCTGAAGGTTTGGCCACTATGTCGACTGTTAACATTTCAAAATCTGAAACGTTCCCATAGGGATCGACATTGCCTGAGCCACGTGATGAAACGCCAAGTTTTACACCACTCTCAAGCAAGGTTTTTGCAATTTGACCGCAAGGTGTTGGTAATACTTTCAACTTACCAAGGCCATTGGGACCGTCTATCCACATTTTTTGAATGCTGTGGCTTACGCGATCTAGATGAATTTGAAGCTCTTGTGGATGATCCAGTTCACCAGGTACCCCATTGTCTTTGGATATGCTTGAATTTACTAGCTCTACGGCTTTGCGAATCTCGTCTACAGGATAGACTCTTCCGTTATGATTTTTGATTCCGCCTTGAATGAAGATTCCTTCCATGAAGAGGTTTTTATGACCACCTTCTATGGCTTCGGTAACAACCTTCATTTGTGCATCATCAAAATGCAAGTGTTCTTGCAGAATTGAGACCATTTTTGTTTCCTGTTTAGTTTCGTAGTAACAATATTTAACAACACTATCTGAAACAGCTGGATTTCCAGTAAGAAACCAGTGTTTTTTCAAAGAACTATGCTGTAACCTTTTGAGTTACAGCATAATTTCTTGTTGATAAATTACTTCTTTGGTGTTGTGCCGGTGCTGCCCAGTGGGCTGCGAACGTTGGCTGCGCCAAAACCTTCTGAACGATCTTTGTTCAACATGGCCTTTGTACTGCCTTCCTTGCTGACATGAGTCATGTCTTCACTAGCCTTCTTGCGACGGTTGGACAAGTTCATACTGGCACTTGTGGGGGCAGATTGAAGATGATATCCATCAGCCTTTGATCCCTTGCCTGTCACAACTGGCTTGGCACCTGGAACAGGGCTTTGAACTCCTTTGGGCACTGGGCTATGCTTGCTGACATCAGAACGGGAAAATTTACCAGCGCCAACTTCAGCAGACTTTTTGGCGTCTACATGAACTGTATCGAGGGCAATGGCTTCATCAAGATCATCATAGTCTTCATCAAGGTCGCCTGACCCAGGGCTACCGCCAAGCTGGTCAATCACATAATCCCAGCACTTTTCTTCTGTGCCTGAGAACAAGCTGTCGGGTTCGTCATCGTCGCCATCATCTACGTAAACCTCGCATTCACCACCTTGTGCACCGCTGATGTTAAACCGATCAATTTCATATTCCACACTTCCGTATCCGCCAGCAGACTGGATGCGATAAGGCATGCCTTCAATAGTAATTTTGTCGTTAGTGGCAGAGAACTTGTAACGTGTGCCTTTTGGAGTCTGTCCGCTGTCGCCATAAGATTCATCAAGGTCGTCAGTGTTGTCCATCCAGCCTTCGTCTACTGTTTCTTCGTCACTATCTGCATCACCATGTTCACCATGTAGTTCGGCTTTCATAGCTTCAAATTCAGCAGTCAATTCTTCAATTGCTTGCTCAATGTCTTTTAGACGCTCGCCTTCAGCTTCCTCGTCGTGGGCCATGTCTGCATCCATTTCAGCTTCATCAGCATCCATTTCTTCATCATCCATGTCGTCTTCAGCATCCATGTCCATGTCATCGTCTTCCACGTCAACATCAACATCGTCAGCATCTTCATCATCTCCAGCACTTACTGTGAGATCTTCAACCGCGTCATCGAGGTCAACATCTTCCATTGTGCCGTCGCCATAATGCTCTTCACTCTCAATTTCTTCTTTGTGAGCTCTAATGTCGTGTCCGAGGTCTTCGCCCTCGTCCCCGCCCATTTCATGCTCTTCGTCACTTAGCATTTCCTCGTGAATTGCACGGGCCTTCTCAATGAAGATTTGGTGCAACAGGTCACGAGCCTTGTCTTCTTGCTCGTTGATAAGGTAATCCATTACCTTCAACAGCTTGCTATTAGCCATAGTTTGTCTCCTTTGGTAAAGTTGATAGACTCTGTGTTTATTTAGAAGGAGTTGAAGAATAACTTGGATTTATATGGAAAATAAGGCAATTTTAGACTACATGCCTGGCATTCCGCCGCCTTCAGCAGAGGGAGCGCCATACAACAGGCCCAAAAGATCTCTGCGCACAAGATTTTCCAATTTCTTGGCACTACGCATTCTTTTCATTTGATTTAAATGTGCGATTGTAATCTTGGGTCGACGCGGGTCATACTGATTTTGCATAGTATAATGATCTTGGTCTGGGCTGTAATAGCCAGCACTATCTAAATCCATTGCTCTCATAAATCTATTTATTGCAGAGAAACAAAGGCCCTTGTATAGTTCAAATCAAAGGGAGCAACAGAGTGTCAATTTATCAATTTTTACCAAGTCCCAGCTTTGGCGCTGGTGAGGCAAACGTAGCAACCTGGAAAGATGGATTTTCAGGAGATGATATAAAAAAGATAATTCAATTGGGGCAGGCTAGACAGCCAGGAAAAGCGGTAATTGGTGGATTTGATCCCGCTCAAAATTATGAACAAATACGCAAAAGCAAAACCAGTTGGATTGAAGCCAGTCCTGACACTGATTGGATTTATCAACGCTTGGGTAATATTGCTCGTAATTTAAATGGCCAGCATTTTCGCTTTGATTTGTGGGGATTTGGTGAACACCTACAATACACTGAATACTACGGGGAGGATGAGGGTCACTACACCTGGCATATTGACAGTGGCATCACTTCAACAAACCACGGTCCTCGAAAACTCAGTGTAGTTTTACAATTGAGCGATCCCTGTGAGTATGAAGGTGGAAATCTACAAGTTAAGTTGGGCGCTGATCCACAAACCATTAGCAAGGATCTAGGCCTTGTAGCCGTTTTTCCCAGCTTTGTGCTGCATAGGGTTACCCCAGTTACAAATGGTTTACGCCGCACTTTGGTGGCTTGGTTAACTGGTCCAGCACTGCGTTAAGGACCTACAGCAACATATTCTATAAGAACTGCACCTGGTTGTCCACCTGATGCTGATGTATCGTCTCGGCCCACGCCCCCGTAACCAAACCTAAGGCCTAAGTCAGCATTCAAGTAAACCAGCGGGCCTATGCTGGTGGCAGTTCCTCTCGCACCATTGGCACCGGGTGTGAAGATGTTGGCATTGAGGCCGCCGCTTCCACCACCTGCTGTAACAAGGGCTATTCCACTTTGATCCAAAAGTTGGCTGGGCGTGCCAGGGTTTCCAGAATTACTAATGTTAGCAGCCCCACCACCTCCAACTATTACTTGCAAATTACTGCCTGCCGTGACCGGTATCCATGTTTCTATAGCAGCACCTGGTCCACCCTTGCCTCCAATTAGTTTTATAGTGGGACCATCAGCATAGCCGCCGTCAGCACCTGTGTAATCCTGTGTTGTATAAATTGCTCCCCAACCACCTGCTCCTCCTCCGCCCACAGTTGTGATTTTTACATTAGTAGTTGTAGCAGGCACAGCCCATGTACTGGGAGACAAAAAGACAGCTACTGCTAATTTTTGGCCTGTCCCTTGGGGTCCTGGAAAACCAAGAGTTCCTGTTGCCCCTGGGTCTCCGGTCGGGCCAGCGCCACCTACTGGCCCGGTTGCCCCTAGTGTGCCTGGTGGTCCTGCTAATGGGCCAGGCTGCCCAGCAGACCCAGTGGCACCTTTTACACCTGGAGGGGCAGGAAATCCACCAAATCCTGGCGCTCCTCCCAATCCTGTAGGCCCTGTAGGCCCCCTTACGCCTGGAAAACTTGTGGCTGGACCCAACAGCAAAGCGGCGCCTGTTGGCGCCACTATAAGGGGTAATCCAGCAGGCACACCAATCAGTATTGTATTCAGGACGTCTGCAGACCCGCCTATTATACGCTTATCAAGAAGTTTTGGCATCTTTTAAATCCATTCTATAAGTGCTGCACCAGGGCCGCCCTGTTGTTCTGCTCCGGCCCCAAATCCATAGACTGTTGCCACACCCAATCCCACACTTAAGGGTGAATTCACTCCAGGATTACCTGCAATTCCTGCCTGTGCCGCAGGCGCCGATGGACCGCCGCCTGCTACGACTGTGGGACTGCCTGGACCACTCCATATCGTGGGGGTGCCAGGACTTGGTGGAACGACTACATATTGTGGATAATATACTGGAATATTATTTTCATTGGGGTACACCCCACCTCCAGATATTCTAGCTCCACTGCCCCCAACTCCTATTGTGACATTGTAATTTTGTCCGCCCTGCACAGTTACCCATTGTTCATTTACGCCACCACTGCTGCCAGGAATACCTTGTATTGTCCAACCAGGTTGAGAATTAGTGATCTGTTCATTGACAAAGTCAATTGGCAGTTGACTCACGGGCAAACTCCCGCCTCCTCCTGCTCCAATAAGTGTCAGCTTAACAGAAAACACACCTGGGGGTGCTGTCCATACACCAGGAGACACAAGTTGTGCTGCATTTATATCTTGATTGCCACTAGGCGGCCCAATAGGTCCAGTAATTCCAGGCGGTCCTGGAGGACCCACTGGTCCCCCGCCTGGTCCCGTTGGTCCAGTTAAACCTGCAGGACCAGGAGGTCCTCCTGCAGGACCAGGAGGACCTGGGGGACCTGTATCACCTACTAATGCACTGCTGGCTCCAGGTGGCCCAACAGGCCCTGCTAGTCCAGCGGGGCCAGGAGGACCTGGAGGACCTAGTGGGCCACCTGGGGTTGTGACCACAAGTGTATCTCCTGTGGGGGATACTCGTAACACATACCCGGCAGGCGCCCCATATAATGTTGTAGTCAAAACGTCTCGTGATGGGCCAACAATACGGTTATCAAGTAAGCGAGGCATTAGTTAATCCATTCAATCAAAATAAGGCCAGCTGAGCCATTTGACCCTGCAGGATTTGGCTCAGTGGGATCGCCTCCTGCACCTGCCAAACCATGGAGATATGATCCAGTTACCAAGGGCCAAATTATGTTTGGTGTCGTGCCTGCATTGCCTCCACTCACTGCTACGCCGCCTCCAGCAGAATAAAATACTCCACCTGGTCCGCTCATAGTAGTGTTGCCTCCATTTGTTGGAGGAACTGTGGCAGATGTTTGCCCTTGACCTCCAGCACCAACTTGAAGATTATAGGTGGCATTTGGGATTATATCTACCCACAGCCTTAAAATTGCTCCAGAGCCTCCAGCCAGGCCAGTAAACCAGCCGCCAATGCTTCCACTCATAACAGTAATCCTCTATAGCTATCCATTGTTACACCCCAACTGTTCCGCTCATTTACCTATTTTGGCCTTATCCGTAACCGGGGCCTAGCCCCGGTTACTCCCCAGGTACTCCACCTCCACCAATTCCACCAGGCCCCAGCTGACCACCTTCTGTAGGTGGAACTGAACCTGGAGGCACATAAATGCCCAACGTTCCCCCAGCCCCTCCACCGATCAGTGTTATTCTAGCACGCCTAACACCAGGTGGCGCTGTCCATGTTTGTGGACCAGCAGTGCTGAAAACTGCTGCATAGTGTTGTTGATCAGTTATTTGTGGGCCTGTTGGCCCGGTATCACCATTAGGACCTCGATCGCCAGGAGGTCCTTTGTTTGGTCCAGGAGGTCCTTGAACTCCTGGGCTTCCAGGAATTCCTCCTCCTATACCAGGAGGACCAGGAGGACCAGGTGGACCAACAACAAATGTGTCATCTCCTGGTGGTCCTTGAGGGCCAGGGCTCCCTGCTGTGCCAATAATACCTGGAGGCCCAGGTGGTCCAATTTGTTGCCCAAAAAAGAATTGCTCTCCGTTGGCAGAGACTTTCAATACCAAGCCAGCTGGAACACCTTCCAGTTGCACATCAATAAGATCAGCTGATCCAACAACGCGGTTATCAAGTAGCTTTGGCATGCTTAGTCCTTAATTGGCAGTCGCATTGGCAATTTCCAATAGGCTTACAACAACATCAACACAGTTATCAGTACTGGTATTGGTTGTTTCTGCTGGAGGATTACTTACTTGTACAACCAAGGTATCTCCGCTGCTCATGATCAAATTGCCATTCAAGGGGTCAAAAGCGTTGTTGGGAATAATTGTGTAATTGTTAACAAGGTAACGTCTACCAGTGGGTAGATAGGCTGGATCAGGAGGATTATCAATCCATACACTGAGATTGATGGTTTTCCGTAGAGTAGGACTGCTGACACTGCCTGTAATGTTGCTGCATTGAACAGTCAACAACACAATACTGACTTCAGTTGGATCTACACCTGGAGGCAATGTTGTGTTGGGAATAGTTTGATCGTAACTTGAAACTTTGTAAATGGTTGTGGGTTGATCATTTGTAACTCTAACTTTGACATTACGAAAGTTAAAAATAGGTGCAGGCATATGTTAAGATCCTTTGCGTGAAAGAGCAAGTATAAAGGGAGTCATAAATCCAAAGATGCTTTGATAAAAGCTGCGTCCATCAATAGCACCTCGTCTCTGATTTATGCGGAAACTGGGTCTGGCAGGAGGTTTCTCCCACACGAAGTTAAAAGTAGCTGACGATCCACCACCACTTGTTGACGTTGCACTAATGGGATTTGTGGGCAAACTGCCAATTGTTGTGCTACCTGGCGCCGAAAGTAGATAGTATCCAGGAATAAGAATCGCAACACTTGTAATAACACCACTGGACACACTCAAAACCTTAAGTGTTGTGGGCACAGCATAGGTGCTGTTAACGTTGGCTGGGGTACTGAAATTCAATGTATCCCCTACGTTATAACTGCCTCCGCCATTGGCAATAGTCAATCCGCCAACTTGAAACGCTGGATTGGGTGTCACAGCCCCCACATAAAAGTCTCCGCTTTCGTCAGTTGTGGTATGGAATACACGTCCACCAGCTAGTGCAATAGTATATTTGTTGGGATCAGCGTAGCCACTGCCATCTTGACTGGGGCTGAGTTTGGCATAATCCAAGCCAGCACCAGCATAGCTCATGGTATAGCCGCTGGCTTCAATCAAGGAGCCAAACTTGATCCTGGCTCGCAATTGACGGCCAGCTATGGGCAAAGACTTCAAGCTAATAACTGAACAAGGCAAACCACCCGCTGTTACACCTTTTGATACTGTGTAATCAACAGTAGGCAGCAAGGGTGTCGCAGCGTCTAAAAATTGCACTTCCAATTCACTGAATTGATTTGGCAAAACATAAGTACCCCCAGTTGTGACAAAATCAGAACTGACACCATTTGTGGCCCAAGTTTGATTTACAGCCACAGGGCTATCAGTGGTTTCAAGATATCTGTGCCCTTGACTCCAAAGTGCATAATTGCCAAAACTGCAATTGCTGTTCAATGCAGTCACGTGACCACCATCAAGGCACAGCAAGCCAAACTGGCAGAAGTTAACGAAAAAACTCACCAACTGCATGTAACCTTTGCCAATGACTTTGACGCCGATACCACCAAGATTGATTTGAGTAAATGCGTCAATAACAATGCTGTGAATCCTATTATTGGGTCCCAAAACACTGGGATCAATCAACACACCGCCACCACCTGGGTAAATCCCTGATCCAGTGTCTGGATCGCCACTGATGCTGGAACAGTTTTGTACATAGGGACTGACCAAGATGTCTGCACCTGGAGCAAAGCCAAAGGCAAATCCTGTTTGTCGAGTTGTGGAGATCAGTGCTGATGTATTCACTCCACTTGTGTTGGCATAACCTGCTGGAGTTATATCCAATGCTGATGGATTCAATCTATGATCTCTTACAGTAATGCCATACACATAACACTTGCTGTTCAAATAAAATACATCAGTAGTTGCGACTCTTGGTCGTATGGAAACAGCTCTAAGATTATCGCCAATAATACTAACACCTGGCGGAATTTCAATTGGACAGTCTTCAGTATAGTCACCTGCTGCTACCAAAATAGCTGTGTGATCAGGTCGGAATGCACCAGTGGCAATTTGTCTAGCTGCTTCAGCACATGCAGCTTTCACAGTACGCTTGGCGCTATACCAACTTTGTCCACTGTTGGTATCATTACCACTTTCTGCAACGTAAATGCGATTTTTAACAATTGCATCAGCAATCTGTTGCAGGCTTTCTGCATTTAGCAGTTTCCAAACACTGCCTTCCCAAACATACATTTGTTTGTCTGTGGTTTTGTACCAAAGCTGTCCTTGTGTGGGACTTTGTGGAGGACTTTGGTCGGCAAAATTTTCCATGAGATGAACAAGATTTTCATTCAAATAAGTACCGTAATTGGCAAAATTCTTACCAAATAGGATCAAACTGGAAACTGTGCTGTTATACTGTCCTGGCGGAATACTTGCCAGCGTAGTGCCATTGGTCTTTGTGATATTTGTATTCATCTTGATATTTACTGTGTTTCAGTTGGAGGTGTTTCAGCACCTGGAGCAACTTCAGGTGTTTCAAATCCCGGTGTCTCAAGCGGGGCTTCAGGAGGCATCTCAGGTCCACCCATACCAAAATCAGGCTCTGGTGAAGGGCGTATCCCTATTGAACCCAGTCCCACACCCCTGTCTTCAATGGGGCTGGTGCCAGTCTTGCCTTTGACTTTGTCGTTGTTTTCTTCTTTCCACATCCGCTCATTTTCCAGAATATCTTCTTCTGTCCATCCTAGATAACGCTTGAGCGCATATCTCTTGCTCATGTAAGCTCTTGCATCACTGTTCATAGCTGAACTGAAGAGGTTAACACGCTCAGTGTCAATGCTCATGTTGCGATATTGACTGAAACTTTGTGGAACGTTAAATGCCAACTCAAACAAACTGCTGTGTACCTCAATGCCACGGAACTTCAAAAACAATTTAAATTCCATATCCAATGTTGGCGCAAGACTGTTCTGCAATCTTTGGCAATATTTGTTGAATCTATACTCTTGGATAAATGCTGTTCCCACTTTGCCATCGTTGTAGACTGCTGTGCCATCATCTGGTCCAGTGGGCAAATAGCTGCTGGGAATACCTAGCCCGCGCATCAACTTGTTGTTGAAGTATTTCAAGTCGTCAATAGTGCCCAAGTTTTCGCCAGCATTCAAAGTGTCAATAGTTGTGCCGCGTTGTTCACTGTTGGTTGCAAGGAAGAAATCTTCTGTAATGCTTATGGGGTTGTAGGCGCTGTCAATAATACTTGAGCCACCACCTGTGCGGTTTGGGAGTCGCCTTTGGTAAATTTCGTTTTTAACTCTTTCAACATACTGCATGGCACGTTGACCTTGCAGCTGACCCACGTCAATCTTAAACACTCTGCGCTCAGGTGCACGCACAATACGGTAAATGAGAATGCAGTCTTCCAACAGGTCTTTTTGTTTGTAAGTTTTGTAAACTGCCTCAATGATGCTGGTGCCAAAAGGCCAATATTGATCCAAGCCTTCACTTAAACTGAGATGCACCACGTGGTTGGCATCAATTGCCATGCTGTTGGCTGGATTGTAAAATCTGCTGGTACGGCCGCCAGGTGTTGTGGGCTGTCCATAGTTGATGTTGCCTGCACCAGCTGCTGGGTTCGCACTTCTGGGATAACCTCCTGGGAAACTGTATTGATCATGCACAAGAGGGTTGGTTGCCACTAGACTTTGTAAATTGAAATCCAAATCTCTAATCACATATTGTTCAATTTTTTTGCCTTGTGCCTCATTGACAATGATTTTTTCCACTTTGGCTGAATCCACCCACAACAGCTCATAGGTTTCTGGATCTCGGACGAAAAATTGATCACCGTATTTGACAGTATTACGAAATATTTTGAAGATTCGTTGATTTAGTTTGTTGATGCTGCACCATTGTTGAAGTGCACTGGCTAAAAGTTCTGTTTCTGTTTCAGTAACATCACCTTTCCAAATAAATCGGAAAGGAATAGGCTCATCATCACTTTGGTTTTGTGTGCAAAACTCAGCAATAGTGTCCAAGCTGCGATTGATTTCACTATCTAAATCAGCTTGTTCATAAGCCACATAGCGTTCAACCCGGTTTGGAGCACCAGCATAGACTTCAGGCAAATAGCTGCTGAATTTTGTAGTAGTTGCACCTTGACTGTTGTCTTTGTTGATTTCTGCTAGTCTTGCAGTGAGTCTAGCTTGACTCGGTACTGTTGTGAAATATTTTTTCCAAGCCATCAGGGTTCTGTTTCTCTCGGTTTTTGATATTTATGTGAGAAAAATACCCAGAAAAAAGATTACCTCTAGGCAAAGTCACCAATTATTCCAGCTGTGATACGTGCTTGTCTTGCTTGATCTTGGATGTAGGGTGTTTGTGCTGCCACTGTGCTGTTCAAGGTAGTGACCATACCTAATAGTGCATCGTTTTGCGGTGCCATTGGTGGCGCAAGACTAGTCATAGTGGCTTGGGCTGCCACTCTACTTACAAGTGCCGCCATAGCAGAAACATATGACGTGCTGCTCGCTTGCATTTCAACAAGTGCAGTTGAATCTTGTAATACGCTGCTGGCATCGCCAGTTTGCTCGCCCGGCTTAGCTTCTGCTGCACTTGCTGAACTTGTCCCATAGCCTGTGATGCCCCCGACTAATCCGCCAAGTAGGGCTCCTGCCAAGATACCACCAGGGCCTGCCCCTATGCCTGCAAGAGCTCCCGTTGCTGCACCGCCCAATGCACCGCCCAACCAACCATCCAAACCTACTTTACTACCTAGATATGCCCCTCCTAGTCCGCCCGCTACTCCTAGCCCGCCAGCGCCTATCAACCTGCCCCTCCCTAGTCCGCCCATAGTAGATGCTCCCTGCATAAGACCAGACATCATTCCTGTTGAGCCCAACATTGAAGTCAAACCCAAGCCTCCTCCTCCCAGTAACCGTGGTATCGCAGCTTTTAAAGCTGTACTTGCCAGCAATTTAGGCATCAATGCCACAGCAGCTCCTGTGGCTAAGGCCGAAGCTGCTCCTGACATACCACTAGCAGCCATTCCATAAAATGAGTTTGCTGCTCCTGCGCCTGCGCCAGTTGCTGCTGCCAAGGGTTCAAGAACTTTCGTAAACAAGCCCAACTGTTGTGTAGCTGCATAGAGCGCTGCCTTGAAGTCACCAGTGATACGAGCAGTATCCATAGTCACTTTTTGCATGGCAGTAGTAGCTCGATCTAAGTTTCCACCTCTGCCAGAGAAAATATTCAAAATTCTTTCCATGCCGCCAGGCCGGGCTGCTGCTGCTTGTGCCCGTTCAGCTTCTGGCAACATCTTGGCAAACATTTCTGCTCCACCAGCGTATGGCCCTCCTTGCTGTGCTTGTATTTGCAATCTCTCAGCACCAGGGCCTTCTGTCAAAGCCGTTTGAACTTGTTGCACTAAACGCATCGTATCTTCAGTAGTCCCAGTAGTCAATCCGCGAGACAGTGCTGTCATGGATGGCATCAATTCGCCCATGCTCATCATCGCCCGCGCCTGAGGATCACTAGGCATAAGGCCCATTTGCATACCTACAGCGATTCGAGCCATTGCAGGACCCATTTCACCAAACTGGCCCGCTATTACAGATTTATTGGCTTCAAGGCGTGCAGCCTCTTCAGGATTAGTTTTTCTTAACGTACGTATACGGAGCATAATTGCTGCATCTTCCGCAGCAGCTTTTTGTCTCGCTTGTATTTCTTTTCTGTCTTTGCCTGTTAACTCAGTCAATGCAGTGAGTTCTCGCACATATTTGACTGCACCTTCTCTTTGCATTTCAGTACTCATACCATAAGCTGAGCCGCCTTTGGCTAACATATCAAGGAAAAAAGCTACAGACTCTCCTTGTTGAGAAAGGGTTTGGTTATACAAGCCAAATTCGCGTGTACTATCTTGAACCCCTCGCACCAATTTGACAAATTTTTCTTCACCAACACCACTTATTGTTGTGCCAAACTGCCCCACAATTCCTTGAAACTCTTCCAGCTTCAACCCACTGCGGCCAACCATTTCCTGCATCTTTTCAAGGCTGCCGCCAAAAGTGACACCAGTGCTGGCCATTGCTTGAAAAGCTGGCATTCCGCTAGCAAAAATTCCCACACCGGCAGCAACTGTTGCTACAGCTTTATTCAAAAATGAGAAACCTAAGCTAAGCTTAGTAGCATTGCCGCTTGTATCTCGAAACTTCATATCCAGGTAAGATAGGCTGCTTGTTACCCCATCATATAACTTTGTGCTGTCAAACTTGCTCACCCTCTCCAAGCTGGATCGCAAGTCATCTACACTGCGTTTGTAACTGCCTTGAATCTCCTTATCAAAATCTTGCATGCGCTGCTCATGACGCAGCTTATTGACTTCTGCACGTTTGGATTTTTCAGCCTCTATTTGAAGTTTAGTCAAGCCACTGGCTGCATCCCCTAAGGCTTCGTTGAATTCTTGCAGATTGGCCAAGTCTTCTTGTTTGACATCAGCTATTTTGGCCAAAAGCTTGTTGCTAGTGCTAACTTTGTCGCGCAGCTCTGCCAAGGTGCGATCTTGCGCCCAATTCTTGCTGATAGTTGTTAACTCACTAGCTGTAACATTCATACAAATTTCTCGCAATAGGAGACTAGCCATATTTAAGCCCCGTAAATACAAGGAAATAAAACGCTAAGATTATAAGGCAGCCCGATGACTAATCCGTTAAGTCAATATTTTCACACTCCCAAAGCCTACGCCCAATTGCCTACCCGCGGCAAATTTTACACCAGTGACTTTTTAACTTTGGCAGTAAATGGAGAAATTGCAGTGTATCCACTCACAGCAATTGATCAAATCATGCTGAAAACTCCTGATGCAATGTTGAACGGTGACGCATTGTTGAGTGTGTTCAGGAATTGTGTGCCTGGCGTAAAAGATCCAAAAAAGCTTGTTGAGCCTGATATCAACACACTGCTTGTGGCAATACGTATTGCCAGTTCTGGTCCAACAATGGAAGTGGATACCAAGTGCCCAAGCTGTGGAAAAGAGCACAACTTTGGCATTGATTTAAGTGTATTTATTGAAACTCAGAGCTATGTGGACGGGCCCTGTTATGTGGAAATAGATGGCGCCTTACAAGTTTTCCTGCGTCCTTACAATTTTGAACAACGGAATTTACAGCTACTAAACGAGGTTGAGCAAGCTCGTAGTATTCGAACTCTTGAAGAAACTGACACCACTGATGCAGAAAAAATCAGCAGCGTAACAAAACAAGTGAGCCGGATGGCGCAGCGCACATTGGACATCATGGCCATGAGCATAACTGAAATCAAAATAATCAGTAGTGGTGAAATGGTCACCAATCAAGAATACATTCAAGAGTTTGTGAAAGGTATTCCCACAACCAGTGCCAACGCCATCATCGACAAGTTGAAAGAGCTCAACAAAACTGGTATTGATACCGAAACCTCTTTTCAATGCGACGGTTGCTCACACACTTGGAGCCAGTCAATTGACTTTGATCCCACAAGTTTTTTCGACTAAAGCTTCTCAGGGGTGATCCTGTAGCCATCACCCAAATACTGAGAAGCTGTGAAAAAGAAGTGGAAATGATTGAAAGCGATATTGCCAACCTAGTGTATTACATGAACGGAGGACTCACCTACAGTGAAGCTTGGCGTCTCACCACTTCACAGATGAAATCTTTGAGTGGAACTATTTCCAAACACTATGAGATGCAAGCCGAAGCTTATAGGAAGGCTCAATCAAAGAAGTGATAATTTTAGCTGGGCGTGATCTGGTATGAATCTCAATGATCTTATTGATGATATTATTGGATCTGGAATAGGATACTTGTTGGACTGATAATAGTTCTGGGTATTTCGTTAGGGAGGAAGTCACACTTCTCCCCACCGGGAGGAGAAGTTTGAAAAGGCTTTCGTATAGGGCTTCGGCCTGCCTGTCTCGTCTTGGGAATTGCTTCCAGCTGGCGGAGAACCTATTTCCAGCGTTCCTGACTCTCTTCTCGGACTTATGCTCATGGAGCTGCCTTCTCGGTTATGTGCTCATCACACACGCAGGGAATTCAGTCAGACAGGCTGTTGACTGAACCCCTTCCAGCTTCACGGGACAGTGAGAGGCTGGATCCTTTTTGTTCACTTTTGTGGCGAGGGCATAGAACCGTAAACCCTCATACGCAATTTTCCCCGGCCTTCGCGCCTGGTAGATACGGATGGACACTACACCATCATATAAAGCCACTATGTTTTAAAAATATACTCTGTTATGCGTAGTTGCTGATTCTATAATTGCCTGGACTACGTGCTGTGCTGTCTAGGTATTTCAAAAGATAATTGTTTTTTGTATTTTTGAAGTCAATTACCCAAGGTGTGTTGTATTCACAGAATCTACCACTCTCTTGCTTGACTATTGCTGTTGTCCATCGATTGTATTCGTTAAGGTTAAAATGCGGAATAATAATGGGTTTGGTAGTTAACGGAGTCCAAATTTCTGTATGTTGTTCAGTGTTGTTGTATTTGTATTTGATTTCATTACGAGGGATCTGTGCATGACGTTTGTTGCTGATTTCCAGCTCACTCAAGCTGCTGGGTGGTGTCTTGTAAGCCACCTCAATTATATCGCTTGATTGGGGATGAGCCAAAATGTCTGCTTGCTCTTTGTAAAAATCAATAACTGCTCTAGCCATCTGTTTTTTGGCTTCTGGAATCATAATCCAGCGATTGGCTCCTGCAGATTCAAACATCATAATTTGCGCTTCGGTCAAAATTGTTTTTTGTGTGAGTCTGTCAAAAGCAACTGGAAAATAACTTTTCAGTTGTTCAGGCCATTCTTGAGGCTTTTTCACCAATTCGCGAATGTTGAGATTGTATTTGGCTAGATCACAAAAGAGTGATGCTTGATCGTGTGTGATGTTGAGAATAGTTTGTGGAAATGCTCTTACACGACTGCTAAAGGTTCCTACAAGAGTATTGTAAAATCCCAACTCTTGCCGGAAAAAACTATTGAGCCGATTTTGATCTACTGGATCAACTACAATAAAAATGCTGCGGTGTTGTGGCTTGTTGTGCTTCATTTGAAATGCTCTTTTGTTATTTTGATTATAGCCATCTAAAACTATAAAATCAAAGACTTCCAGAGCTTTTTCTGGATTACAGGAAAAAACATATGGCAGGGTCCAAAGGCAAGGCAAAAGGAAATGCAGGCGAATTACGGATAGCCAAGTTTCTCACAACGTTATATGAAGCCAAATTTATTAGGGTGCCTAATTCTGGTGCCTTCATTGGAGGAGCAAACACCAAGAGAAAAGACACTATGGATGCTACGCAAATCAGCTACTTCAAAAGTGATCTCATTCCACCTTCCCATATGAAAAAGCTGGTGATTGAAAGTAAGTTTTATCAAGACTTTCCGTGGCATCGACTCATGTGCAATGGAGATATCAAACAACTGGATGCTTGGATAGAACAGACATTGGATGTCTGTGACCCAGAAGACCTCTGGTTCGTGGTCATACGCATCAATCGCAAAGGAAGTTATGCTTGTTTTGATCAAAAACATTTGGACAGCTTCACTGTAGAGAACCATGCTCGTTACAAAACCTTTGTAATAACAGAGTTTGAGCCATTTTTTGAACAAAACAAGCTTAAGATTGCAGAATTGGCCTACACTGCTGGTGTATAATCCCAATCAAATCTAGTAAAATTATCTTCTTTCACTACAGTCAAAATATTGTTCACACGACTTTGGAGTTCTTCTCTATGTGAGATCAACAAAATGTTCTTGTTCCGATCTCTGCTCATAGCCTTAAGCGTCTCTAGAGATCTTTCAAGTCCTGTGCTGTCAAGTCCCACATCAAGGATCTCATCAACAGCCATGAAGTTGATGCTGGTGTTCATGTTTTCAAAAATGTCTCGGAATGCCCAGCTGAGTGCCAAACAAACTCTTGTGCGCTCACCTCGGCTGAGACTGTCAAAGTCAAAGTCTACGCCCATATGCATGATCTCAACTCCCAAGTCGTTGCTGAATTTAACTTGGTGTGGCAACATCAATCCAGCTAGATATTCACCCAGTCTGTGATTCAAGTAGCTGAGGTTTTGATCAATAATACGCTTTCGGATGAAGCTGTCTTTGTTTGTTAGCAGCTTCAAGAGAAACTCTTGATGGTCTTTGAGTTGGCTGAGTTCATTTAGTGAATCATAAGTGACTTCTTGCAGTGTGTCATTTAAATTACCCACTTGGGCTTGATAAGGATTGGTTTCAAGCTTAAGTTTGTCCAGTTCACCACTAAGAAGTGTGAGACTGTTTCGATGCTCATATGCCTCATCAATGCTTTTGTAAAATGTTTGGTTTAGCGATACAGCACTAGACAGACCCATGAGCTCATCCAGTTCTTGTGTCAAACTCAGGCATTCCTGTTCCAGTGTTTGAATGCTGCTGTCCAGTTTGGTAATTTTGTGCTCAAGGTCGTCCAGCAGATGTGTTTGCTTCTCGTCATGAATCTTTTGACCACACATTGCGCAGTTGTGGTCTTGAATTTGACTATACTGAGTTAACCAGTTGTTTTGTTGCGCCTTCAGCTGTGTTCCATGCTGTGTTTTTGTTTGGCTTTGGCTGCGCACATTCTTCAATGCTGTTTGAAGTTCACGATACACAAGATTGTCTTTGTGACTTTGAATTTCCTGCTCAACATCAAGATGACTCAAAGCATCTAGTGCATTTTCCAAGTCTTGAATTTTGTTCTGATGTTGAGTATCCCACTGTTGGGTTTTTTGATTCAAACTTTCAATAGTGCTCAAAATACGTGTATTGCTGTTTTTGATAGTATGTATTTTGAACTCTTCTTGTTCAATAGTTTGTTTGGTTGTTTGAATAAGCTTTTTGAGGTTTTCTGCCTTTTGAGACAGTAATGTAATTCCCAACAGCTCTTCAATTATTTCTCGTTGTTTTCCAGCGCCCATGCTCAAAAATGGCTCAGTATAGGTGTTCAAAGCCACAATGTGTTTGAACATGGTGTGGCTGATGCCCAATACCTTCTCAATCTCTTTCTGAGTATCTTTGTTTTCGCCTTGAGCCTCGTCAGCACTTTTGTTTTCATTTACTGATTCATCATTTACAACATAGCGGAAAAAACTGGGCGCACGGCCACGTTCAATTTTGTAGCTGTTGCCGTGGGCTTCAAACTCAATACTCACCACCATGTTCTTTTTGTTGATGCTGTTGATGAGATTGTTTTTCTTGATGTTAGTAAGAGCTTGTCCATACAGGGCATAACAAATGGCTGAAATCAGTGTTGATTTGCCAACACCATTCCGGTTGCCGTTGCCACCCAAGTCTAGATTCTCGCCCAATACAAGAGTCAAGCCAGGTTGTGTGAGAGTAACTGATTGTGTAACAGCACCCACACTCATGAAGTTTTTGATTGTGACGTTTTTGAGGATGATCAATTTCAAATACTCTGATAGATTTCAATCAAGCGTTGTTTGTTCATTGTAGTGCTTTCAATACTATTCAAATGTGACACCACAATTGAGTCAACGCTTTCAAAATTGATTTCACTGTCATCAAGTACAGTGTCATCTCCATCACTTCTGCCATGGATGAAACTCACATCCAAGGCAGCTAGTTGAGTTTCAAATAACTCTCTAATGAAGGCAAGGTCTTCATAAGTTAAGTCAGCATCTACTGTTATCCGTGCGAAAGTTTTGTTGTCTATCAAGCCGGTAGGATCCTGAAGTGCCTCTGTAAGGTTATACGTGCGATACTTGGGTGCACCAAGCCATTTTTCAAATATGGGATCAGTTCCAGGAGTCCAGATCATCAACCCTCTATCATCGTCTCCCGCATCTGCAAAGTTGTGAGGAAAGGCATTGCCAATATAACAAATGTTGCCCTTTCGCTGCCTTTTGTGAAAATGCCCACTGAACACCAATTTTTGATTTTGAAAGTGTTCACTGTTCAAGCCGCCATGATCGGGCATTTCCACCATGGCATTCATCCGGAACTTGGCAATTTCAGCATGACAAAACAAATAAGGCTGTTTGATTTTTTGAATCAACTTATACTCATCACCCACCAACCAAGGAACAAAACAATAGTCTTTGACTGTGGTGATTTTGTCAATTAGGTGAATATTTGAAAAATCCTGTGCATAGGGAATACTGTGCAGCTCTAGAGTATCTCGAAAATAGAGATCATGGTTGCCCAAGAGCATTATCACATTGTCAAAATTGTTGTTTAGCAGTTTCATGCCATTGTGGCTGTAATTGAGTGTGCTGATGTTCACACTGTTGCGGTTGTGACTCCAGTCGCCCAAAAACAACAGTGTTTTGATTTTCAGCTCTTGTGCTCGTTTGACCACAAACTCCAAAAACTCAGTACACCAAGTGTTGTGCTGTTTGGAGTTGTTCCGCATGCCAAAATGCACATCAGTTATGGCAATTACTTTTGAAAAATCAACATTGTCTAGATTGATAGTCATGACTCAAAAGTCTCCTTGAGTCAGAGTATAGCTGATAAAAACTGTTAGTTCAACAGGTGGGCAGGACCTAGATTTGTGATATTCATTATGATATATAAATAATATGCAATAGGGTTGGAGAAAAATTGTGAATTTGGCAGAATTGAAAGAACTTTGGTTGAACAAGGAGATTACACCAAATAGGTTGACAAAGTTGTTGCCTATACACAAAGAAGAGCTAGACAAATTATTTCCTTGTGAAGGCCCAATTGCAGCTAAATTTTATGCATACGTTCATAACACTAATGCAGAAAACAGTTGGTGTGAACAGAGTGGTAAGTTCAGGACTTTCAATAATATGGTTCTAGGGTTCAGAAAATTCTGTGGTAATCAATCTCAATGCTCCTGTAATCGTGAATATCAGGAAAGCGTTCGACACAGCCGCACTAGAGATGAAATAAATCATATTCACGAAAAACGTAAAAATACCAACCTTCAAAAGTATGGTTTTGAGTATGCAAGTCAACATGACAAGGTCAAAGCCAAAGCTGAGACCACATGTTTTGAAAAGTATGGCGCAAAAGCTCCAACCTTAAATCCTGTTGTTTTAGACAAAGCACAAAAAACGATCCAGGAAAATTGGGGAGTAAACTTTCCTCAGCAACATCCTGATATAAGAACCAAAACTATAGAGGTGTTTCAAAACACTTATGGAGCACCTGTTCCTGCTCAAAACCTGGAGGTGTTAGTTAAAACCAAAAAAACCAACCTCTCAAAATATGGTGTTGTGGCCCCGTTTTTGACAACAGAGCATAGGGAGACCAATAGGAAAACTTTTCGGCAAAAATCTTGGGATTCCTATATTACAAATAGGACTGATTACACTCCGTTATTCACTCAAGAAGAATTTTTGGACTCACATCGTTATTCTGAACATTCGTTTGTTTGCCAAAAATGCCATAACCAATTCAGTGTTGCCTTGAAAAGAGAATCTGATTTGCGTTGTTTTGCTTGTTATCCAAGAAAAGAAAGTTGGGGAGAAACAAAGATCAAACAATGGTTGTGGGATAATAACATATCTTTTGAGCAATGGAATAGGCAAGTTATCAAGCCATTGGAGATTGACTTTTATATTCCAGATTTAAATGTGGGTATTGAGTTTAATGGCATCTTTTATCATTCAGATTGCCAAATAGGAGACAAAAAATATCATCAAAATAAATGGAAACAAGCTCTTGAAAAAGGTGTAAGGCTTGTTCAAATTTGGGAACATGAGATGGTGCAAAAACCCAATATTATATTTGACAGATTGTCACACGTAGTGGGTTTGAAAAAAACAATTGTTGGTGCACGTAAATGCAACATTACAGTTGTGGATTTTGGAACAGCTAAAACATTTATTCAGAACTCACACTTGCAGGGCAACATACCAACCAAACATATTTGGGGTTTGGAACACAACGGGTCGCTTGTTGCACTTGCTAGCTTTGTCAAAACTAGGTACAGCAAAGGGAGTGATTATGAGCTGGCCCGTTATTGTATTTTGCCTGGGTATCATGTTCCAGGCGGGCTTAGCAAGCTTTTGAATCATGCGCATCAGGAGTTGGGATTCAAAAGCTTGGTGTCCTACAGTAACTTGAACTGGGGACTGGGAAATGGTTACGAAAAAACAGGCTTTGAGTTAAGTCATATCAGTCCACCCAATTATTGGTATTGGAAAAATATAAATGACGTTCAGAGCCGACTTAAATTTCAAAAACACAAAATACAAGGCTTAGCTGCGGGCAATACGGAGCAGGAAATTGCCAAAAATTTGGGCTACAATCGTTTTTATGATGCAGGCAACGCAGTGTGGATCAAAAAATATTAGATGGGGCCAGTTGGGCTCATTTGAGGCACAACAAGTGGGACTGCTGCTTCCGCATTGTCAAATCCCAGTTGTTGTGCCAACTGATCCTCTGTCTGTCGGGTGTGACTAGGTGTTGCACCATGCATGATCAAAAGATCATCTCTTATGTGTTGACTTCTCTTTTCCAGTTGCAATATCTTGAGAAAACTTGTACTACTTACGGTAGTATAATAAGCAAAGGGGTTTGAGCTTTTAGCTTCATCAAATTGAAGTCCCACTTGTGCCAATTGCACCAGTGCTTGCGCTTTCATTTCGTCAAGATAAGTGTAACCTCTCCAGTTGCCTCTATGCCCATAGCGATCAACCAATTTGATCCACATAGCAGCCAGTCTATCAGTAATCCTACCGCCAGTTAAGGTGAATTCACCCTTTTTGTGATGACTCTTGCCCACACATTTCCATTCATTGTTTTGGAAAATCCAATGTTGAAAAGGAGGGAAATTGCATCTGATGTGTTTTTCTGCCTGATTTTTGGCTTTGTCTGCTTTGGCAGGGTTTAACGGAATGTGCACAAAAGTCATAAGCCTCACAACAATTTCATCCAAAGGCACATTATCCAATGTTAATGAAGATTCAAAAGTCTTGCTGCCGCTGGCTTTCTTTTCTTCAGCCATTTTGTTAGCTAGCTTTTTGTGTCGAGCAGCGTCCAAAACTTCTGGAGTTGCTGCTGCAAGATCATATACAATGACATCAAAATCAGTGTATTTTTTGTCAACAAATTCACAAAAAGTAAGCTTGCTTTCATGGATTGCAGACAATAAATCTTTGTTTGTTAGATATTTGATCTTGGGAACCAATGCCATTATAGTCCTTTGTGTTTGAAACCCTAAATTTTGTAATTGGTTACAGAAGAAGTCAAAATGGACGCCTTGATCTGTTAAATAATTCAATAGATTGCCAAAAGATTATGTTGGGGCGTAACAATGAAGCTGTTTGACTTATTACCAGAAGTAAATCTCTCTTTGACTGAGGCCAAAGCCCGTATCGAGCATCCAGAAGACATGATCTTCGATGAGGGGTTAGATGGTGCCAAAAGAGCTTTTCATATACTGAGCACAACTGCTCATGAACCCGAGTATGTTAGTATCAAGTTTGATGGTTCTCCGGCCTTGATTTCTGGATGGAAAGACTATAAATTTGTGTTAACAGACAAAGCTGGATTCAGCAGTAAAAAATACAATGGTTTAACCACAAGCCCTGAGGATATTGTCAATATGCTCATGAGCAGGAAAATGAAAGACACCAGCCCCAGTGCAAAGAGTGCTCGACTGGCATATGCCAACAAAATAGCCAGTCTCTACCCATTGTTGAAAAAAGTTACCCCAAAAGGATTTATCGGTTACGTTCAAGCGGATTTGTTGTGGACTGGTGTACCTCCCATTGTAGATGGGGCATATGAATTTACACCCAACAAAATAACTTATCGTGTGCCTGTCAACAGTCAATATGGTGAAATGATTGCCAACAGCAGTGCTGGCGTGGTCATGCACAGTGTTTATCAAAGCCCTGAAGATCAGGAACCAGAAGCCTTGCGAAACATCAGTCAATATGGCTTTCGCACTGATCAAGGACTGGCTATCCTACCTCATGAAGCCACCATGCTCAAAAGTTTGAACCTGGATAAAAACTTAGTTGACAAATTATCCCACTTGTTTAGAGTGCATGCTGTAAGTGTGAAATCATTTTTGGACAGAGGACAACTAGCCAGTCATGAAATCTTGAGCCTTCCTGGCTTGATGAAAAGCTTTTTGGCCAAAAAGGCAGAACGTGGTAGTTCCACATTTAGCCATGTGAGTAGAGAGTTTTTGGAGTGGCTTACAGGGCTCAACAGTACTGCTAGCCCTGCAATGCAGGCCAAGTGTTTGAAATGGATTCAAAGCCACATCCATGGTTACAATAGCGTGTGGCGGATAGTAAGTTTGTTGACAAGTTTGAAGCTGGATCTCAAGAAACAAATGGACCGTCAAACAGATGGGACAGTTGGTGCTAGTTTGGGTGGAGATCCAGGACATGAAGGATTTGTGGCTGTAACTCCCACTGGAATAGTGAAGTTTGTAAATCGTGCCCAATTTATGAGAAAAGGCGAGCCTGATTCATTGATGGAACAAGAACACAAACGGGTAGTTTGGACCTTTGGCAGGATGAATCCTCCCACTCGTGGTCATCAGCACTTGGTTAACACAATGGCCAAACACGCTGGCAAGGGTGACTATTGGATCTTTTTGAGTCACAGTCAAGACGGTAAAAAGAATCCATTGCCTTGGGCGGAAAAGCTGGAGTTTTTCCAAGAGATTATGCCTCAACACCAAGATCATGTGGTGCAGGATGAGAGCATCAAAACTCCGCTGCAAGCCGCAGAATGGCTTTACAACAAAGGCTATAGACATTTTGTATTTGTTGCCGGAGAAGATCGTGTGCAGGGCATGACAGACCTTTTTGACTCTTGGAACAGTCCAGAAATACGTGAAAAACATCAACGTCAACCAGTGACGATTGAAATTGTATCAGCTGGAGAACGGCATCCAGATGGCATTGGCGTTAGTGGAATAAGCGGCACCAAGGCACGTGCGGCTGTTTTGAACAAAGACAAAAAGGCTTTCCACCAAGCTGTGGGTTTGGATGATGAACTTTCCAATAGGCTGTTCCAATCAGTTCGACGCTATCTCAAGCACCCTAGGAACACAGTAATGGAAGCTCATGAGCACGCTGCTGGCACCATAGTTGTTTTGAGCATGAGTCCCAAAAATGCTCTAGAGCTCAAAGAATGGTGTGAAAGTCAAGGTGTTCCCTGTATGAATACTGATGATCTTCACATGACTGTTTTGTATAGCCAAAAACCAGTGCCTCACCTCATGAGCATGCATGGTAACACTGTGGTTGTGCCAGCACAAATAAAAGGTTGGACCAAAATGGGCGACAAAGCCCTGTGCCTAGACCTAGATTGTGACCTGGCACACAAATTTCATCATCATTTGAAGAGCAAGGGAGGAACTCACGATTTCCCCAACTTCATTCCACACAGCAGCGTAAATTACAATTGGTTGGAGAGAACAGACCTACCAAAAGTTTTGCCCAACTTTCCTCTGCTGTTTGATCAGATTCATGTCAAGCCAATTGATCCCCGATACGGAAACAAAAGCTAGACAGCTACACCTGTCAACTGCTCAATCCTTGCAGCTTCTTCTTCTGATTTGCGTTGCTCACTGGGAGATTTCTGCTTAAACTTCCCAGTTTTCACATCCATTGTGGGTTTGCCAGTGGGCCCTAATTTATCCAAGCTCCTTAGAGTTTGAATCAACTCAGTCAACCCTTGATGAATAGCCCTATTGCCTTTGATGGCTCGTTGAATAGTTTCAACACTTTGGAAGCTGTCGTGAGTGAATCTGGGTCCCAACAGCTTTTGTGCAATCACATCAGGATCAGTGGAGATAACAGATTCATCTTCCCGATTCAACAGTCCACGTTGCCAACTGTATTTCATTCCCAACGCTTTGGCAATACTGCTCATGAGTTGATTTCTTTCTGCACCAGTGTAGTTGCTGGCGTCTCCTGGACTCTGCATGCTGAATTTCATCCATTGAGGATCATCATGGAAGAAAAAGTCAGTTTGCACGAAGCCATTCTTGGGATCACCTGCAATTGGTGTCAACAGATGAACTTCTCCAGCAGGCTTCACATACTCTTTGGGGTTCAAACCTTGGCTCAACACCCAGTTTTGGAGACTTTGGGCAAATTGGGCTTTTGACATTTTCTTGCTGTCGACTACGATGTCGATATCCCCACTGCTGGCTTTTTTGCCAACACTGCCCAAGGTCATGCCATGCATGGGCAGCCCTGTGATTTTTTCCAGCCAATCCAACGTGGGACTGATCAAAGCCAGTGGGATACGAGTGGTGCGTGGATAGCCATCTGAGGTTTTGAATACGTTGCCGCCTTCAAAAACTAATTGTGGGGAGAGTTCAAACTGTTTCATGATCTAGTATTTAGATTCCAGCTGGTTTCCAGCACATAAATATTTGGCTAATATTTTTGAGGAAAGAATTGCATGCCTAGATTTGGTGGTTTTGGTGTTAACACTGGTTCTTTGGTTGGTGGACTTGTAAACAACGTTGTGGGGTCGGCTGCCTCTGCTATTTTTCCACGCGGGGTGTTTGGCGGTTTTGGAATTGGAGATGGTGTGAATTTGTTGGGAACACTCAACAATCAAGATCCCACTAACCGACGTGTAAGCCTGCGGCCCAGACCAGCTGCTGCTAATCGCGTGTTGGGCAAGGGATTATTGGATCCTTTGCGAGAAACAAACAATGGCATGGTTTGGCCCTACACACCTACAATCAACTATCAACAAGACATTGATTATCAAACCATTAGCACTGTACATACAAACCAAGACTTTCATATATTTGCACGTACGCCGGCAACTTCATTCAGTGTTGATGGTCAATTCACTGTTCAAAATCAAAAAGAAGGACGCTATGCATTGGCATGCATACACTTTTTGAGAACCATGAGCAAGATGCATTTTGGTGAAAATGACAAAGATGCAGGCACACCTCCTCCTATTCTCTTGTTCAATGCCTACGGTCCTTTTGTGTTCAACAACTTGCCAGTCATAGTCAAGAGCTATAGTATTGGATTTCCAGATGATGTAGACTATGTTCAAGTGGCTAGTGGGCTGTCCCCAGTAAATCAACCCACTGTGCCAAATAATCCCGCAGGAGGTAGTATTATTGCTGAAAATTTACCTCCAATTCCAGGAGTGCCCGCACCAAGTATTCGCAATAATCCTAATGATTTGATATATAATGATCCTGGTGCATCACCTTCAGGTCGTGCCCGCACTATTGATCCTAGAGCAGACATGTCGTGGGCAGACCCGCTGAACAATCCGCCGGGCGCAAGTGTACAGCAACCAACACCATCTACAACAAAAGCTATTTGGTTGCCCAGCTTGTTCAAAATTTCAGTAACATTGATTGTGCAACATACTCCCACCACATTGCGGAAGAGATTCGAGTTGCCCAAATACATCAATGGTGACCCAAGTCAAAGTGATTTCATATAATGACAACAGTAACTTATCTACGCAGTAGTCCTTACTATCGCACTCCACAAAACACCACATATCTGGATTTTTGGCGGCCACCATTACTCACAAGAACAAGTGACGATCTAATTGTTACTTTGGCACAACGGCATCTACATCGGCCTGACTTATTGAGTTTTGAACTATATCGAAATCCACGGGCATGGTGGGCGTTTGCTATCCTAAATCCTGATCAAATTGTGGACCCAATTTATGATTTTGTTCCTGGGATAACAATTTATGCACCTAGCCAACTCAGCATTGGAAGCACCTTATAATGCCCGATCCTGTTACTAGTCATTATCTCCGACGTATAATTAGTGAGTTAAAAGAACGTGGTGTTGACTTCAAACCTGAAGATAATGATCTTAATAAATTTGACCGTTACGCATACCATTTACAGTTGTTTATGGTAAATGATCGAGACGCAGTTGACCCAGACATACAAGCAAAAGTTGAAAATAATCAGATTCGTAAAATAATTATTGCTGAAAGTGGTGTTACAGCAGGATTTAATATTGTAGACTGTGAACTTTCTGATGCAGTAGGACATAATTTCCGTAATCGAAATACGCATTCGGTAAAAGTGGACTTCACAATTGCTGAGCCATATAGCATGAGTTTACCTGACAAGCTTTATATTGCAAGTGTGCAACTTGCTATCCTTAACTGGCGATTAGCACCGATCTTTTTGAAACTGTATTTTGACTATTACGACGCTGAAGGGCGTATTGTGCCAGATAGAAGAAAAAGAGGATTTTACTACCGCTTGAAAATAGTGGACTTTGATAACACACTGACCGCTGCTGGTACAATCTACAAACTCTCATGTGTTGTTGACAATGACATAGGATTTAGAAATAACTACTTTATTATACCACAAACTTATACAATTAAAGTAGGAGGGACACCTAGTACAGTCCAAGGCAGTAACTTACCATTACAAAATCCAGCAGCACCTGGTACAGTGTTTGAATTCTTTCGAAAATTGGAAGACGAGATCAATAAATTTTATGCAAAACAGCGTCAAGGACCTGCAGGGCCGCTGCCCGCATACGGGGCGTCTGATCCTAGAGCTGAAGCCCAGGGAGCTCAAGTTGTTTTTTACGAATTTAACGTTGAGGACAAACTTGCGGAGCAAAAAATTAAATTTACCCCAAATGTCAACAATAGACGTGCATCATTTAGTCAACCTGCAGGAGGCGAGGTTGAGATTACAGTGGGCCACGGTATTAGTATTGGTGCAATTGTGGATGATATCTGTGCATCAATTACAGACCCGTTATTTTTCATTCCTAATGATCAAACAGGCCGAATAAAAGTTCCTTGGATTGAATGTGTGGTTGAAGAGATAGGGTGGGATGACCTTTTAAACGACTATATCCGGCGGTTTCGCTTCTTCATAAATGTAAAAGAAACACGACGGCCTGTTCCTAACTTACCCTTTGGGCGTACTTTCCAAGCTTCTGAGGAGTTTCAAAATGCTAGATTGCAGTCTATTGCTGACGGGGGAACGTTACGCAAAGCATACTTGTATTTTTATACTGGGTTAAATACAGAAATTATAAATCTTGATGTTAAATTTTCTCACTTACATTATATACCGCAACCCCTTACCAACGCAACAGTATTGCCTGATGTTTTTAGTGCGCCTCGTGCAAGTTTGCCCTCAGTCCAAGTTGCGTTAGGACAGCGCCTCTCCATGCAATCACGGATCCAGGCGCTCCAAGCAGAGCTTGCAAGGCCTGGTGGTGTACCTGCAGCACGAAGTGCAGCCATATCCGATGAACTTGCTGCGTTGCTTGCCCAAGATAACTTTTATGCGACAATAATAGCTGAAAGGTCTCTTGTTATTTTTGATCCTAACCTTGCGTCCCAAATACAGAGTAGGACGGAGATTGACCTAGGGCAAAGCAGTGCACCAATCCAGAGCAGGAGAGATGAGTTATTGATCAGCCGGCAAGCTGCGCAAGTTAGAAGAGCTAGATTAGAGTTTGTGGAAGATGTGTCAACACAACAGCAAAATGTGCAACCATCCGCTCTCACTTATATTAGTGATCCTCGTGATTTGGTGAATTTGGTAAGGCCGGTAAATGGCGATAGTCAGTCGAGAAAACAGTATGCAAGTATTACCAGTCAATTGTATGATAAACGAGGTGATATGGTAAACATTACTATGGAAATAAAAGGGGATCCGTATTGGTTAGGAAAACCAAACATAGAACGTAATAATGACCTACTTAGGTCTTTGCCAAATTCAGGAGCACCTGTACCAAATCAGACATTAGGCCAAAGATTTGCACTTGCTCCAAATGCGGATGATATCAGTGGGGTTTTTGATGCGTTTTTTATATTAGCATTTAGACATGGCACGTTGCCAAACGAGCAAACCGGTTTTATGGACTTGCGTGATGATGTTGATTTTTTCAATGCATTGTATCTTGTTGTTAACGTTACACACATATTTCGAGACGGCAAATTTACTCAAAGAATTGAGGCTACACGAGATGCGCTTTCCACTTTTGGTGGTACAAGACCACAACCTGAACCACAGCAAAGTTTACCTGGATAATAGAGTATAGTTAAATGGCAACCTTAAAACAAACAGTCAATCTGCCAGGTGCTTATGAACTAGACCCAGGAGGCTTACGCGCAACATGGGATAAAATTTATCTTGGCCTAATACGAGACGTAAATGATGCTCGCAACATGGGACGTATCCGAGTTTGGATACCAGAATTAGGAGGACTAATTGATAATTCTGCAAATTGGATTATTTGTGATTACGCCAGTCCATTTGCTGGGGCATCAAACGTAGCTGATGTAAACCTAAATCCCACAAGCTCACAAACAGACTATGGTATGACATTCATACCACCTGATCTCAATAACCAAGTGCTGGTTTGTTTCATAAATGGCGATCCCAGTCGTGGCGTTTGGTTTGGATGTTTGTTCCAAGTTGACCGCAATCATATGACTCCCAGCACTCCTGGTAGTAGCCCCTCAAAAGAAAACAAAAACATCTTAACTGGTGGACAACCCATCTTCAAAGACAGTTATGATTTTGCCAAGGAAGCAGGAGTTCCAGAACTGCCTATTGAACAAGGTGGACCAGCTCCTCGAGGTATGCAACAAGGTATTCGCACCATGGGTTGGCGAACCCCATATGGGCACACTATGGTTTATGACGACACTCCAACAGACGCTTTTATCCGATTGCAAACTCGTGGCCTAGCTCAGATTGTTATTCATGATACAAAAGATAGGATCATAATCAACACTGGTCCAAACAGAGCCAGAATAGAGATGGACAAAGAAGGCAACATTGATATTTTTGGACAAAAAAGCGTCAGTGTCAGTGCCGGACAAGACATCAATCTACATGCTGACAGAGATGTGAATATTGAAGCTGGTGGCAGCATCAAAATGAGAAGCCTAGATGAAACACGCATGTTCAGCAAAAAGCCCTTCAACATCAGCAGTGGTGGAGATGTTTTGTTGTTCAGTCAAGGAAATATGCATCTTGTAAGTAATTCAAATATCTACAACACTGCTGTAGGAAGCCTGCAATACAGAAGCAATTATGGCATATTTCTCACCACTCAAGAAAGCAACATTGACATCAAAAACTTGACTGGTAATATTCGCTTGTTTGCAGGAGGCAATGTTGATGCCAGCAGCACAGGTGACGTAAGGTTAAGAAGCACAAATGGCAACTTAAATTTAGTTGCCAGTGCTGATGTCAAAATCCAAAGCACAGGTACCTTGAATTTAGTAGGTGGTGCTGATGTCAAAGTTCAAGGCAATGGATCTGTAAACTTGCGTTCTGGTGCAGGAAGTGTGAACACTGGTCCAAAAACAGTCTTGAATGTTGCTAATTTACCAGATGCAGCCAAGCCCACCAATCCAGATAATCCCATAACTGCTGTACCAGGAGTAGTTGCATTATCGCCTGACATTCGAACGGAAGAAAGAGTGCAGTTGCAGAATGTAGTGAGTCCTGCAAGAAGCATTCAGATTGTTCAAACTATTGTCAGCAGACTGCCAGGAGCTGATCCTTGGAGACAGCGCAGTGTTTCAGGCCCAGGTTATTCCAACACAGGCTTAGTGCAGAGGAAAACCACTCCACCTGAAAGCACTTACAAAGTGGGGCAAGTGAGTCCAGCACAAGACAAACCACTTCAAGTATATGGAATAGTGAATGGCCAAACTGGCTTGCACATTGGGCAAATTTGGGACGAAGGTGGGACTCCACAATATGAATTCAAACCGTTGGGTCCTAGAGTATTGCTCCCCTCCACAGAGTGGACAGTTAACAACCGTGGTATTCAAATCATAATTGATCATGAAGGTTTGGGTGGCAATTTGATTGGCAAGCCCTTTGACGATGCATGCAAAAGCGGGCAAAAGCTGTTGGGTTATGGTCATTTGTTATCAAGTGAAGAACTTCAAAACAACACAGTTACCTTGAATGCAACAGACGATTCTGGCACTCAGATCAGCACGCAATTGAATGTTGGAGAGGGTATAAGCGAAACCAATATGAAGGTGTTGTTGAAAACAGACATCAAAAAAATTGAAGGCAAGATTCACAGCAGCATTGGTAGCAACCTATTAACACAAGATCAGTTCAATAGTTTAGCAGACTTCATCTACAACATTGGCTCTGACAACTTTGACAAGAGCGGCATCACTGGCATGATCAGCAGTGGAGACTACAACAAAGTTCCAAATGAAATGAGTCGATGGATTTTGGCTTGTAACAACCAAGAAAAGTTTGAACTCAAAACTCGCCGACTCAACAACGCATTTTTGTTCAGTGGACAAGCTAGACCTGATGCAGACTTCAGTGCCACAGCAAGTGGGGCTGGCAAAGGATTTGATTCCAATCAAGCCAAAAAAGCTTGGTGTTACTTGAGGGGCAAAGGCTATCAACCCGAACACATTGCTGGCTTGCTGGGCAATTTCACTATTGAAAGTGCCTTGAATCCCAGAGTGGACAGCAACCCCACCTTCAAAGGCTTGGCTCAGTGGAATTCCGATCGTTTCAAAAATATGCCGCGGGCTATTGGTGTAAGTTGGCCACAATTGAGTCAACTATCAAACGACACTGCCTTGTATAAAAGCCTAGACTTTGTGGATTGGGAATTCAAGAACACACATCGCAGTGCCTACTCCAAGATGTTGGCAACCAACAGTCCTGAGTCAGCAGCTAGAGCAGTAAATGAATACTACGAGATCAGTTCATCAGGGCTGTTGGGACGGCAGGGAACAATTACCCCAGAAGCTCAAAACAGATTCAATACAGCAAAGACCATTTTTGATCAACTGAATGGAACTCAGTGCGGCTAAGTTTGTTGCACTGAGATTCCAGGAGGAATAAGGCCAGCCACTGCACTGCCTAGTCCCAAAATGGGACTTAACACCAGCCCAATAAATGTGCAAAAGGTGAAGGGAATGTATTTGAAAATTTCTTTGAGTATGGGAACAAACTTCAAGATAGCTTTGAAGAACCCCACGACAAGCTTCATCCACAGTTCCAATATCAGAGTAGGAATTTGTTCAAACAAGTCTTTCACAGCCTGCATGATGCTGTTGAAGCGGGTTTCCTTGCTCTCAAGATTGAGATCTTTGGGTGGGTCAGATATTTTGAGAAGCTGTTTGACTTTTGTGGGAAAGGGCCAAGCTATGAATTTTAACAATGGACCAAATGTTTTGTCCAAAAAGTTTTTTATATCAAACTCCAGGAAGTAATCAATCATGCGCTGCATTTTTTCATTAGCACTGATAGCCAAGTCTTTGATGGGTTGCCACACACTATTGAAAAGCTCTTCAAAATTTAGCGCCACCAAATTGGGAAGGTCTGGTAAGCGCAGGGCTTGCCAAATTTGTCTGATGGGTTCAGTCAAAGCTCTTAGTGCTCGGAAACCTCTGTTGATCAAGCTCAATAAACCTTTGTGGAACTCACTCCATACTCTACTGATTAGGCTTTGTTGGCGCATTTCATCGTTCTTCAAACCCAATGTTCCATCAAATGTGATATTCCAAGGTAGGCCCAAGGCTCTTGCTATTTGATCTTGGCGAGCGCCAATTGCAGCTCTTATTTTAGCTCTACCCTCTGCACTAAGAAGATCACGCACTGTACAGTTGGGCAGGAACGGCAAAGGTATATTCAAAAAGCTTAAGTTGGGAATAATTCTGCCCAAAATGTCCAATAACTTGAGCTCCAAATAGAGTTTGAACTCGTTAAACAGTGCCCGCAGCCGTACACCCATTTCTTGTTCTGGGACTTTGAGGTTAGGGCCGTATACGGGATTGCCAACGCTACCTAGTGTGGTCCCAAAGGTTTTGTCAAATAATTTTAGTAAACTGTCTATCGCATCAGAAATTTGTTTGGCTGTGGCAATAACAGTGCATTGAGCTATCCTACCCAATTGCCCTGGTATGCTGCCTAAACCTCTGCCAAACTCATCAAGATTGTTGAAATTAGGTAATACACCATCAGTGCATTCAAACTTTGGAAATGTAACTGTGAGGCTCACGCCTTGGCACGGATCTATTGGTTGATTCATAACACTTATTTAAATTGACAATCACTCTTGGAAAAAATTAAAAGGAGGTATGAATTTCAATACATGGCTAGTTACAAGCACAATCAACACAGAGTTTAGTGTTTGGTCGCCAAAACAAAGGCTGGATCAAACTCTACAAACCCTAAAAAGTATTCGACAAACTGATGCGTCAGCCAAAGTAATTTTTGTAGACAATAGCATTGAACCACTAGACCAAAGCATGCAACTACTATTGCTGCCCTATACTGATGTTTTTCATCAATTCAAGCATCATGTTTTTTCAACCGTTTGTAATACAACAGACTTCAACAAAGGCGCTGGTGAAATTTTGATGACAGATGTGGGGTTGGACATTGCTGTTAAAAACAGCTTGTTGGGTAAAAGGCTCTTCAAAATGTGCGGGCGGTATATCTTATCACACAAATTTAACACCAGTTACTATGACAGGCTAGAGTTTGAAGGAAAGTATGTGTATAAAAATACTTTTTGGGAATATGAAACTCACAATCACAAAACTATAAAACAATTTCTTGAAACCAAATTGTGGAGCATGTGCAGCAGCTTGATTCCAGAATATAAAGCCCTATTACCTAAAATATTGGAATTTATGCTACGCAACAACGAGAACATTGAAGTATCAACTGACAAATTGCTGCCTGTAGACAAAAAGATAGCTATTGATCAGCTACATGTCACTGGTTTGTATGCCACCGGCCTGTATGTAGAGGCATAACATATCTTAAAAATCACAAATTTTCCTGATTGAGTTCAAGTAAAAATACTTGCATAACCAAGACTGAACATAGCTGTGTTCCTTGCATGACAAGAACTCACCTGGCGTCCTGGGTCCCCAATCTCGTTGTTTAAAACTGTCGGGCAATCTTTTATACATCTCAGTTGTGTTGACTGCATCCGGCCAACTTATCCATTTTTCTTGAAAATAGCTTATGCCAGGATATTGTCCTGAAGGGGCCCAAGTGCTGGGGGCCCAGAAATACTCAGCCTCTTGTGTAATATAGCAGGCTAGATTGTTGCCAATCAATCGCAATATGAAATCATCGTCTTCAAAGCCTCCAGGAAACTTCTCGTCCAAGCCACCTATTTGCCTAAACAATTCCTTTTTGATACCAAAAAAACGGAAATCATACAACGCCACAAAGGCAAACCCTTCATCCAGCTTTTGTAACATCAATTGAATATTCTCGTCAGAGGGGGCAATGCGATTACAAAGTATGATAGTTGTTTCTGTAGGACTCTGGTGAACACAATCGTTCACCAGCAGGGAAAAACTGGGATAATTGCTGCCATTGAACCAATTCACTGTATTGTTTTGTAATTTGCTGTTGGCAAATTGTAAATCGTCAAAATTTTGTGAAATAAGCCAAATGGAATAATCAAGTGTCATACTTAAAGCGTATCAGAAACCCCAAAGGTTGTCAATATGCTACCTTCCCCACAAGAGGGCAAACAAGCTGGCATCCTCTTGGCTCCGAAAGCTCACCCAAATTTTTTCATAATGTTGGTGAGATGACAGAGAACGATAGCTCCATCGGCTACTTGCTTTGAAAAAGTCCGGTTGGCCCAAGGTATCTATCAACCACAGCAGCATGTTTTCGTGCTCAGCAAGAGACATGCCTTCCAGCACTACCATATGTGGCCATTGAGGCAAGACTGTGGTCTCATACATGCGCTAGGTCCACGTCAACCTGAACAGAAGTGCATCTTCCTCACGCTCAAACACCAGTTGATATCGTTTGGGGTTGACACCACTGTGCCACTGGAGCCAGTAGCTGCCTCCAGGTGTCTTCTTCAGCCAACTCCATCGCAGCTCGCCCAACACGTCCAAAAGATGGGGCAAAGGCACTGGGTTGTTTGCCTCAATAGGCACCTCGTGCCACTGGCTGTAGTCCGCTTCCAGATCCCGGTTAACCCGCTGCACGCAAGTCCACTGTGTTCACCACAGCCCCACCATCCAATCCCGCATCCAGCACCTGCCCCTTGCTGAACAGCATGTCTGCCATCAGCTCTTCGATAGTATTTTCAGCCACCAAGTTGAAAATCGTAACCTGGTCGCTAGTTTGACCAATGCGGTGCACACGGTCGGCACACTGCTGAATTTCTCCAGGGCTCCACGGCGTCTGCACAAACGCCACCGCATTTGCAGCCGTAAGAGTCAATCCAAATCCCCCTGCCGTAATCGAAACCAAAATCACTCGGGTCCTAGGATCATTCTGAAAAGCCTCAACAGCCTGGGCACGCTCTTCGTTGCTGACCCCACCGTAGATAACTCCAACACGTCCGCCCCATTCCTGGTCCGCAGTCAGCGCACCTTGGATATGGTCGATAACTGCTCGGTTGTGGGCAAACACCACCAGCTTCTCGCCGTTTTCAGTGTAGTCCCGAATCCACTCCACAGTGCTGGCGAGCTTGCTGAGCGCAGCCACCTCACGCAGCTTCTGCATCGCAACAATACGCTCATCGCTCTTGGGAGCATTGCTGCCCAAGCGGATCATAGTCTCAAGGCCAGCCTTCCAGTCAATTCCCTTGAAGGCTCGATCTACGCTGTCATACTCTGCACGATCAAACTCCAGTGGGATAACCTGATACACCTTGGGCGGCAGCTCCTTCAGCACGTCCCGCTTCAAGCGACGCAGCATGAGGTGCACTGTCAGCAGCTGGTGCAGTTCATCCATGTTCGAGCTGCCACCAAAGTTCCAACCATGCCCGTTGTTCACCGGGTTGCAGAAGCGCCATGCGAACTTGTTCCAAGTGCTGAACTGCGGCACATAGCTGGCCAAGCTCCTGACAGTGCTCCACAGCTCTGCCGGCCTGTTTACCATTGGAGTGCCTGAAATCAGAACCACACGCGGCACAGGCTTGCTGACCTTGTGAGTCTTGCGCACACCGCCCTTGAGCTTTTCCTCCACCTCACCAGTAGCCAGCCGCATGTAAGCCTGTGTGCGCTTGGCACTGGGATTCTTGATCTTGTGGCTCTCATCCACCGCCATGAACTTGAGATTCAATGCCTCGATGTCGTCGAGGTTGCTACTGAGGATGTCGTAGTTCACAAGGTAGATGTCGCAACCGGCTGTGGGCCGCTTGCTGTAGATGACATTGGGATGCCGAGCAGCTCGCTCAGCAGTGGCACGCTTGCTGTAGGAAGTGCCCACCACATTGATTTGGTACCGAGTGCCAGTCATCGCGATGATTTCATTCCGCCAATTCAACTTAAGAGTATTGGGCAGCACTACCATCATGGGAAACAGCTGATTCTTGTGGGCGTAGGCCATAACCTCAACGGTCTTGCCCAGTCCCTGTTCTTCAGCCAACAGTCCAACTCCCAGCTGGCTCTCCAACCACGCAACCGCCTCTGCCTGGTAAGGCTTAAGCTTGAAGTTGAAACCTTCCAGCTGGGTGACCCGAGGGATGCTGTTCAAGAGAGCTTCAACTCGGGGATCAACCTTGAGGTTGTGCTTGGTGCTGAGTCGCAGCACCTTGCGCGCATTCTCAATCGAGGCTGGAACAGTCAACATGTAAGCTCTCCTTCCTACCCCTGCATTGTAGCAGGTTTGAAGGGATGGTCAATCCCTAAATCTAGAGATTCACATGATGAGTGATGAGAATCTGCTGGCGCTGATGAGGGTTGAGATACAGTTGGGCAAAGTAAGTGGCCTTGTGTCCACGCTTGGTCATCATCTCAACCAAGCGTCGGCTTTCGTGCTCACTGAGCTTATCGGCCAAAATGGTGCACACACCGTTGTCGTCTTGACGGATCACTAGGTAGCTGCTCATGCTCGGAGACTCTCCTCTACACTCATCAACTGTTGAAAATCCACTGCTTCGCTGTAGTAGCCGTTGCTCTCACCCAGCCATCTCAGTGTCACGCTGCCCTTGATGGAAGCCAGTTCGTAAAATGTCCAAGTCTCGTGCCCCCATTCAGTATCGCTTCCATTCACACGCTCCTCAGCCACAAGAATAGGCGCACCAACGAGGTCACTTAGATCGCCAATGATGTCTTGGAGGACAACATTCTCACAGCAGTCTTGACAGTGCCACATACGCCACCTACGCCCGCACTCGCTGTAAAACATGAGCTGGTCTGGCTCGCGTTCAAGCTCAATGTTGAGCAGAGTGATGCCCTTGAGATCTTCGATACCCATACTCTACCTTTCCATCATCAACGCAAATTGTGTCAAGTCATCCTTGGACCGGAACCAAAACCTCACACATGAGAAATTATGGATGCTGATGGCATGCCATGACCATCGGCTGCTGCAACTCTCTGCATCAGGAGTGCCAAAAAGCTGTAGCCCCAGTGTTCGGTTTCTTTTCAAAGTAATATTGGGCACGTCTAAAACCTCAATCATGTAGGGCCACTGATCAGTGTCACGGGTTTTGAGCAGATTGAGATGGAATTGAATTTGGTCTAGAGCTGTCAGCGTCAATGCATAGTCTCCGGAAAATAATCCTCATCCTCATCCGCCATCAGCAGTTGCAGCTGGTAGAGGTCGCTGAACTCGGGCCAGATGCTGGTGCAACGCTGGCAGATCTTGTCAGCCCAACCATTTCCCACCACAGGCGCACAGGTCAGCACAGGGGTTTCGCACCGTCCACACCAGCGACGACCGTCATCAAATGTGGCACCATGTGGGGTAGGCATCTCTCGAAATGCCTCTGCCAGTAGGTCTCTGTCAATCCAATCAGGCGTCAGTGTTGAGCTCATCTTCGATCTCCTTGAGAATGGCAGCGTCGTCAACCGACACAATCAGTGTGTCGCCTGCCAATGTCACATGCTGGCCGCCTGTCAGCATGAGATGAACTCGACTTTCTTCCGTCTTTTCTCGCACACGCTCCAAGTAAGTGGTGAAACGATCTTCCACCTCAAACTCAAACTT